TCAGGGTGAGCTAGCGTTCCTGCGCCAGTCCACCCGCCTTCGTTCGGTTTCGGCCCTACGAAAAAACTACGAACCGGCTGCGCGTCGCATTGCTGCTGTTGGTTTCGGTTTCCGGTCCCGGGCACCACCGAACACTGTTATTTTATACAGCTTTCTCTCGCTTTCCAAGCAAAAACAAGCGAGAGCAGGCCTTCTCCGACCCGTCAAGAAAACTACTTTTTCACACCGTTTAGTACTAGTTTGGTAACCTCTCTACGAAAAATTTCCCAAACTTTTACGAAACGAGCATGGCGCACATCAAGAAGGATGGCGACGTCTGGCGCGTCCAGATCGCCCGACGTGGCGTTAGGTTGTCAGGTACCTTCTCCACAAAGCGCGCGGCTGAAGCGTGGGTCAATGAGCGCGAGAACGAAATTCTCAAGGGCACGTACCGCGGCGCAGGTTCGCGGACGGTTGCGGATCTGCTCGATGAGTACGTCAAGCGCGTGTCGATTGACAAGCCCGGGGAGAAGTGGGAGCGGACTCGGGTTTCGGCGTTCAAGAGAAAATTCCCGGTGCTGGCCGGCAAGCAGCTTAATGAAGTCACGTCCGACGACTTTGGGAAGTGGCGGGACCAGCGCCTAGCCGGAACCGATAAGGCTAAGAAGGTCGGGCCGGCAACAGTCATCCGAGAAATCAATCTGTTTTCTCACGCCTTCACCACGGCCCGTGACGAATGGAAATGGATCGCCGAAAGTCCGCTATCTGGCGTACGGCGCCCCAAAGAGCCGAAACCACGTGACAGGCGCATCTCTCAGGATGAAATCGAAAAGCTAGTATTCGCGCTTGGATATGAAGAAGGAAAACCGCCTGAAACGGTTTCGGCTCGCGTCGCTCTTATAGTTCTGTTTGCGATCGAGACGGGGGCGCGCGCAAGCGAAATATGCGGACTCACGTGGGATCGAGTGAAGGAGCGACATTTCCACCTCGACAAAACCAAAAATGGTTTCGCTCGAGATGTCGCTATGTCTCTGCGGGCCAGGGAGATCGTCGACGAAATGCGCAAGGTCAATGCGGACAAGCCAACGGTGTTCGAAGTCGACTCACAATCTCTCGACACTCTGTTCCGCAAAGCCCGCGGACGATGCAAGATCGCTAACCTGCACTTTCACGATACTCGGCATGAGGCAATTACACGACTCGCGAAGAAGCTGGACGTGCTCGACCTCGCCCGCATGGTTGGGATACGTGATCTAAAAATCCTCAACGTCTACTACAACGAGACGGCGCACGATATGGCTGCACGCCTTGATTAGGCCGCCGTTTTGTGCTCCCGATATGATTCGGCCCATGCGATGACCTCGCTTGCCTTCCAAAGAGGGTGCATCCGCTGCCCTTTGATGTTTGGCAGGCGTATCGCTGCGGGAAACGTCGGCAGGCAGCAAATTCGCTCGCGCACCACGGCCGGATCGCGTTTAAGGTAGGCCCCGATCGTCTTCACGTCCCATAAGTCAATGTCGATTGGCAGCGAGGGCCTGACGGCCTCGGCGATTCTGTGCGCCAACTCTTCGATTTCGCTCATCCCCTTCTCCCGCTCAAATCCCAACAAAAAGGGCGCCCACTTAGACGCCCCACAGTTCCGCCGTTCTGGCGATCATCCGTTGTGCTGCTTCAGTCATGCCGCGGGCTTTTCCTTCTGCCAGTCGCTATACAGATTTCGGCGCGAAGTTCCGAATGTTCCGTCCTTTTTCTCCGGGTTGCCTGTTACCCACGCTTGGCCGTAACTGAAAGCTTTAACCTCGGCCACGCGAAACCGCTCGCCTTTTGAAACCACGACGTCGCCCACCGATATGCCGGCTCGCCTGATGCGCTCGGCCTCAAGCAACCCTCTCTGATGTTTCAATTGCCGCTCCAGATTCGCAATCCGACTCATGATCGCGTCCTCTTCTTTGCTGTGCCTCAGTGCGTTGCCCACGTCTTCACTCCTTATCCCGCTTGCAATCTATAGTCATGTCACCATGCTGGATGACGACAAGCCAACGGCCGGCACCCGCTTGGCATTCACGCATGACGCTATTGATGCCCATGCCGTATACCATCACGCAAATGACCGCCAATGCCGCAAGGACGGCTGTGATTGTGACCGAGTCACGCAGCCAACTCCGCTCAGGCTCTAGTTCGACAGGTAGGTCCTCTGACCGATCAATCCTAAAGTTTCCGAAAGGTTTCGATCTCTCACTCACGTCTTCACCTCTCGCTTCGTCAATTCCTCGATCTTCGCCCGGGCCTCGTCGACCATCGGCCCCCAGCGCTTCACAAACTCCCTAGCGCTGATTAGCTCGCACTCCGGGCATTCCTCGTTCCATAGCTTCCCGTGCGAGCAGCGGTCGACAATTATCTTCGGCGCATAGATGCCGGTCTTCTTGTCGGGATCGCCAAGGTGCTCGCGCTCGAATGCGGCGTAGTTGGTTGTGTCGGTCATGCTGTGCCTCCATTCACGCCGGCGAGCCACTTTCGATAGCGGGCGATCATCCGCAGCATGCGTTCGCGTGCGTTCTTTCGCTCACGAGCTGAAAGCGCGTACTCGCCGGCTTCGATCTTGACGTCGGGATCGCTGTCCTCGGAATTTCGCGCCCTGCGGATCGCCTGAAGCGCCACGTATGCTCGTCGTCGCGCCGCTTCATACTCCATCGCTGCGATACCGATAGACGCCAACGAACTGATGTTGTCGCGCGCGATTCGTGACTTGCTGGGTTTCTTCATCACGGCCCCACATTGATTGCAAACACCCTCACCGGCTCAGGCCCGAAGTGAGGATGTTGGATTGTTCGGATGACGTAGCCGCGCCATGGCTTGAGGATGCGGCGATCCCAGTCATCGGACTTTGGATACCCGAGCGTCAGGACGATTTGACCGTAGTCGCGACCGACTAGCCGAGTGGCCCAATGCGCATTAACTAGGCGGTATTCTTCGACCTTCTCGCCGCTCTTGATCGCGTCGAAGTACTCGCGCTTAAGGGGGAGGATTAGTGTTGGCAGTTCGATGCGGCTCACGCCCCCTCCTTCCCGCCCTGAGTGGCGATAGCGGCGTCAATCGATTCCGCATCCAACCCAGCCCACGAAAACGCGCTCAGAAGGTCATGCACCGTCAGCGTGTACTTGACCATGCCCAGGTCGCCGGTTGGCTTGGGAAGTACGCTATCAGTCCACCCCTGCGCTTCCATGCTGTTAAAGTTTGATCCGATAAAGTCGATCATGGCTCCCGATGTGCTCGGGATCGCTTGTAGTACGCCCTCCACCGCCTCCACCCGCGCCTTAAGCGCATCGCGCTCGGCCTTCATAGCCGCCCAATCTGCCACCCTTTGCGATGCTTGATCGCGCCATGAATCGCGGTCGGCCTCAAGGTCTTTGATCTGCGCGGCTTGCTGCTCGATGAGGGTGCCGGCTTGGGTCATGTCCCTCGATGCTTCAACGCCATAGCCAAAAGCGGCCCAGTGGAGAAGTCTCTTCGCCAGTTCAGTTGCGTTAGTGACCATCACCATTTCCCCACGTAAGCCATGTAAATTACAAGTACGCCTATTGATGTAGCGCTCAACCCAAATCCAATGAGAAGGCCTCCGAGAAGCGCAAGCGGGGTGTTCATCTTTTCCCTCCCAGTTGGTCGCTTGTGTCAGCGGTCATCGCCCAATCTCCTTCTCTGCCGCCGCGAGCGCCGCATTCAGTTTGGTCATGGCATCGTGCGATCCACCCTTATCGGGGTGATGCCGCGATGCCAGAATTCGGTATGCGGCTCGCACGATCGGAAGATCACGCGTGTCGGCGGTAACCCCAAGCACTTCCCGCCACGTCGGTTCACCACCAGGCGCCGGCAACGCTGCAAAGCCCGTGAACGCTGCGGCAAGCATGTCGCCAGTTCCCCAGCGGGAGATACCTCGCAACGCTTCGATCGTCTTGGCTATCGCCTGCATGTTGTGCTCGATCTTTAGCCATCGGTCGCACGCGAAGGCCATCTGCCGCTTCTTGTACGTGAAGTAGACCGCGACGCCGGGATCGTCTGGCGCGCGCTGATTGGCTAAAGGCAATCCGTCTCGACGTAGGTTGAGGTTGGTGCTGATGACGATGTTCGGATCGATGCCGTATCGGCCACCGCACAGCAAGCGAACCTCGGCCATGATGTTGTCGCGGGCTCGCGCAAGCGTAACGTCGAATTTCGCGTGCTCGCGGCTGAAGTGGTCTGTCCGTTTGCGGCCAGCGGGCCATTGCAGCGGATAGGCTGTTGTCATCCCCTCTCTCCCTCTCCATTTGCAGCGTCAGCTTTGATCTTGGCGATGAACCTTTCCGCATCGTCATTCGATTTGAACCGCTTTAGGCCGCGCTTCGCTACATAGACCGCCAACCATATTTTGAAATCGGGGTGATAGACATCGACGGAATAAACCGGCTTGAGCGATTTCATGTCTAGCCATGGTCTGGTCCGCATGCGCCACTTAGGATTGATCGTGTTGAGTTCAACGCCCGGTATCTTCACGATTTCTCCACTTCGGTCTCAGTCGGCGCCCCATCGCATACGCCATGTATTGAGTTCTGGCACATCTTCTTGCAATGCCTGTCGCAGTACGATGCGTCGGTCGGCGCGGCCGGCATTGGCATCCAGTGCGTGGGCACCGATGAACCAATCCCGTGAAGTTCTTCGCGCGCTGGGTCATCTGGAATCACGCCACACTGCCAGTTCTGCCAAGGCTCATACCAGCGGGCCTTTTCTGCTTTGAGCCACGGAGCGCCTAGAAACAGGAGAACCTCTCGACCATCCTTCGGAGCCGTCTCGATCGGTTTCCACGGTGGATCAGACGGCGTCAACGGCTCATACCCCAGCCCCAGCTCGTGCGCGTTCTCGGCTAGGCGGTCGAGAGCTGCGAGTTGGGATGCGGTTGGGGCGCGTTTGAGGGAGCGGATGGAGGCGGCAGCATCCTTTCTCGCCTTGTCATATCCGCGATCGAAATCCGTCGTGATCGGGTATTGCGAATGGACCGCGGCGCGTATGGCGCATTCCTCGATAACCGCCTCCCTATCTGGCGCGGCCTCCGCGGTCTTGAGCACCTCCAAAATCTGCCTGCAGTAATCGTCGGCGAGCAGGCCGTGGCTCATCCCGCACGTCGCCAGTTCGCGGATATGATCGAGCGTCGCGCTATCGGGAGCGGTGCGGCGGTTCCATGCTCCGATCTCGTCGCGGGATACCTCATGTTCGCTGAGAACGCACCGGTTCTTGGGGTGCAGGAAGTAGCCTGCGTTCGTCGGCCCGGTCAGGCGAGATTGGCAAAATGCGCATGGCTCGATTTCAGTCAGCATCTTTCCCTCCTTTCGCCTCGGCAGGAGCGGCGGAGAGCAAAGCAGCATTAAGCGCTGGCAATGTGTCGCGAATGCCCAAGCCGGCGAAGTATTCTGCGGTTCGCGCGACGACTGCTTCGGTCGCTGGCATTCGGCCGAACTCGATGGCGGACAGCCTAGCCGAGCCGCCTGCAAAGTGCTTCGCCATGTCATAGAGAGTCGTCCCGGCCACGATCCGCAGCGCGCGGACTAGCATTCCGTAGGGAGTCAGCGGATTCGTGAGACTGGGCTGTTCCTCCGCGCTCGGCTGCGTGGCGGCGAGAATGGATAGCACCCTGTCGATTGCGCCGTTGTACCCGCAGCGAAACACTTCGTCGCCCCTGCCGGGGTCCTTCTTGAGCCGGCTGATGGTGTCGATCAACCCGACCGCCTTATTGGCGGGCACGCCAACGTGGCTGCAGCACAGGCACGACGGCAAGAAACTAGGATCGCAGGCCATGAGGCCGCCCGGTTCCTCGCCACGAGCAAGACGGTCAGCAAGCCATTCCTTCGACACGCTGAAATTTCGAAGCGCCGCCCCATCCCCGCCCGCATCCTCTGCCGCCCGCTCGTCTTTCAGTTCTTGGGTCATCGCTGCTCCTTCCCGCAATATTGGCACTGCATTTCACCGTTCATCCCGTGCGGACGATAGCTACACGACGCACCCGATGCAGCGCACTCGTCAGGGATGCTGTCTTGATCGGCCTGCGCCGCACACGGTTCGTTCTTGTCGCAACCGATTTCGCAAGGCGCGCCGTTCGGGCACGAACCGCGAGGATTGAAATCGGCCTGCGCATCGCGCACGGCGGCGATCGCAGTCCTACCGCCGTGCGCGGTGATGATGGCCTTCGCCTGCTCGGCAGTTAGCCCGCTGACGATGTGACCACGTGGGCCGTGGAGCGCGACCGTTTCATCGCGCCAGTCGCCGCAGACCATGCGCCACGCCACCGCCTCTCCACCCTCAGCGCGCGCGGTGGGGTAGGGTGCATTGACCGGCGAAAATGCCGCGATGGCCGCATTCCAGCCTCGGTAATACGCGTCTCGGTCGGACTCTTGCTCGCTCCGGGCCGGCGCTGTCGTAACGGGGTGATGGCACTTGCCCTCGCTGCGGCACTGGCCCGGCAGATCGCACTCGCGGAAACGGCAGTTCGAGAAGGGCGGCGTGCGATCGACGGCGCTCACGGCCGGCGCTTGCGGGGCGGCCGGTGCGGCGTCGAGCATGCAGTCCCACACATGTTGCCAGTGAGGAGGTGATCCGGCGATGCCGGATGGTGTGTTGTTAGCAGCGTCGATCATGTTATCCGTCACGTGCTCCGGCACAACACGCCACCCTTCCGGCGCTACCGACACAGGCTCGGCTACATGGAAGTCGTGATGCTGTTCCTGCATTAGCGGCTTGATGTTGTCGTCAATCCATCGTTGCACCTCGCCGCCGCTCCACATTTTTCGGAGCATCGTCGGGAATGATGGCAACTCAGCGACCGCTACAGGCTGCGCCTCTGCGGGGCCGGAAAGGGCGACTTCCAACTCCGCTTGCTTGCGTCCGATCTTCCAATAAGGCGCCAGCCAATGATCATCGCTCGGCGGCGGATTCGTGTTCTGGTATCCGAAAGCCATCGCTCCGTCGATCGCCTCACACGTCAACTTTCGTTCGGTCAATATTTGCTCGTCCGTTCCGCGATTCGCTTCAGGGTTCTCGCTCATGGCGTCTCTCTTGGGGTTAGGTGGTTAGGGCTTCGTCGGCTTCTTCATGCGAAACTGGCGCGCCGTAGAAGTTCGACAAACGCTGTTGCAGCTTGGAGCGCCACAACTCCGTTTCCGACCTGACGCAATTGGTGATTGCGGGATTCGTCCACCAAATAGGCCATCCCATGAGCCAGCATGCGAACGCCGGGTTCAGTCGCGGGCGCAAGGTCCGGGCGGTCGGCGATAATTCCCGGCCATCTATCGTCGATAGGACCGGGCGCAAAGATGTCGTCATGTCCGCTGCTTGACCGGCCAACACAATACCGTGACCGTTTCCATGACTCGGCGCCATCTGGGTCGTGCGGTTGCTGTTCTCGCTGCTCGTCGGAGTGGCCCAGGTTGCACTCTGCGTCAACAGGCCCGGTGAGCGTCGCGCCATTTCCGATTGACATACTCCCCGATCGGTTTCGCTCGCCTTCGGTGTCGCCCATTGGGACGCCATGCTCGGGAGCATCATGTCGCCCTTGCTCCCTCGCTGATTCGGTCCGCCCTTCGTTCCATCCGTCGCGCGCGGCGTTGACCACCGATGAACCTGTTTCGCGAACTCCCCGCCCCCGCCAACCTTCCCCGTTTCCTCCTCGATCCCCGACATTCCGAATGGAGTCAGCCACGTCCCTCCACGCGAGGCAGAACCATCGTTCGCGTTCGTGGCTAGCGCCAACATCGGACGCGCGTAGATGCATCCACTCCGCATCCCACCCGCGGTCGGCCAGCTCTCCCACGACTCGGGCTGCCGCCCGCTCGTCGAGCTCGCCTTCTTCCTCGTCCACAACGGAGGCGGTGGCAGAAGCGATGCCTGAGACGTTCTCCAGAACGAGGAATTGCGCACCGCAATCATCGGCGATGCGGCACACTTCGAAGAAAAGACCGGATCGCTTACCGTCGAGCCCAGCGCGTCGGCCGGCAACGGAAAGGTCTTGGCATGGGAAACCGGCAATGACGCAATCCACGCGTCCGCGCCACGCTGTGCCATCGAAGGTGACAAGGTCATTCCAGATAGGTGCCTTATCCAGCGCTCCCGCTTCCATAAGCGCGACAAGTTGCCCGGCTGCACTAGCTTCCCGCTCCACGTAACAAACGGTTCTATGTTCTCGTCCAAGATGCTTGAGTGCGGCCCGGAATCCTTCACCGAGCATTCCGACGCCGGCACATAACTCGATGGAATGTAGAGCCAAGTCACTTTTCATCTCTCTATCGTCTATACAGGACAGGTTTAGCTTCCTCGATGATCTCGATAACGCGCTCGCACGTATCGGCATCGAACCAGCCGAAGTGACAAGCAGCCACGGCAATTCCAAGGCGATCAGCAAGCCAGCTATAGGCTTCGCTACGCGTCATTTCGCCGCCCTGCCAGAGCGGATTGAAGTCGTCCTTCGCCATCTTCCGCATGTCTCGCGTGTTCCGATCCGCCAGGGTTCCGAGCGGGATGCCGGTGAACGGGTGCATGCCAACGTAGGCGCCGCAGCCGCGACATAGATAAGCCCACGGCCACTCTCCATATTCACGACCGTTGTATATCTCGCTGTTCTTGACGATCTCGACGTTGCCACCGCAAAAGCGGCATTCAGTCGGCGCAGGCAGCGGATTCGTCACGCGCTTTACCGCGCGCCGTGATGGATTCCACGGCGAGACAGGTTCGCGCTTCGGCGCTATTCCGGCGCTCGCAAACGCAGCTTTCATGGCGTTCATGATTGATCTGAAAAAGATGGGGCCTATGAAAGCGCCCCAAATTCCGCGCGCTCCGAGGGACCACAATTCGCGCGGGTACGGGGGGTTACTCTTTCTCGACCAATTCCGCATGCACCTTCAGCACTCGCTCGATGACCGACTCTTGTAGCGGTATTACTTCGGTTAGCGGAAGCAGGCGAAATGCGGGCTCAAGGGCTTCGCGATCGTGCGCGGGTAGTGATGGGTGAGCGTGAAGCGTAGCGAGCATGGCGTAGAGGTCGGGGCCGGTCATTTTGTAGTTGGCCCGATCTGAATCATCGGAAGCGCGCCGCCCATCATGTAAGTCGGGTAGTGGCCGTCCCAGCGCTCTACCTTCATCTTCTCGATAAGCGCCGGGTTAGCTTCCAGCGATTTGCCCATCAGTTCGTTTGCCTTGGCATTGTTCTCTGCAGCGCGCAGGGCGGCTTCTGACTCGACCACGCGCTTTTGCGCCTCCCACTTGGTCTGTTGAATCTCGTTCTCGACGCGCAGCGCGTTCTGCTGCGCCGTGATCTTTGCCTCGATCGCATCGTTGAACTGCTTGCTGAACTGGAAGTCAACGATGTTCACCGCGCTTACGTTGACGCCGATGTTTTTGAAGCGGGTGAGCAGTGCCTCACGAACATCCTGGCTTACTTGATCTCGCTTTTGTATGAGATCGGTGGCGTCGTAGCGTGCAGCGATGGCTTTCACGATGTCATGCACCGCAGGGTCCATGACTTGCGTCCAAGGGTCGCCGGCTAGATTCGAGTAAATGCCAACCGCCGCAGTCGGCAGCACATTGAAGTTCACCGACACCTTCATGTCCACTTGCTGCAAATCCTTCGACGATCCGGCTACCTCCGACTGTGCTTTGTACACGCCGATGTAGACGTTGTGCATCGACTGCGCAATCGGCATGCGGAAGTGAATACCGGGGTCATAGACCTGAGCTGATGGCGCCCCGAACGATGTCATGACCCCCACATATCCAGCCGGCACAGACGCGAACGGCCACATAACGGATAGCAGAATCAGCGCCACTATTCCACCGATTGCGAAAAAGATGATCCGCACGCCATTTGATTTGAGTGATGCAGTTGAAGTAGCCATGTTTTCCTTCGTGTTTAAAATTGATGGACGCCCCTACCCCGCCAGCAGCGTCGGCGAAACGCGCTGGGCCAATGCCTGTTGTGCTGGCGGGAGGGGCGTGGGGTCAGGCTGCGTGTTCTAGACCGATCGTTTCGACGATCTCATTGAAGTACTCGCGAGCTGCTTCGACCTTTTCCTTGATTTTGTCTTCAAGAGTCCGGTCGCGCTCATATGGGACGCGCGTGATTCTCAGTGATGGCTCGATATGGTCAACGTAGTGAATGGACGGATCCTCGAACCGGATCAATTCGTCCGGGGTATTGACCATGCAATAGTTGATCTCAAACAGATCTTCGTCCCATAGCATCATATAGCCGCGGCCTTGCCACTCGTAATCCTTGTCCTGGCCGGCAAACACCGTGGCGGGGAACGTGGCGAGCGACCATGGAGATTTGACGTCGATGATCTTGACTTTGGGCACCCAGATATCGCACTCGCCCGTCAACCACTCGTTTTCGCGGCGCTCCGTGTTCTTCTCGTAGCTCGTGAAGAACACATCGTTGATGAGTGCGATCGAATGAGGCTCGACAAGGGTTCCCTTCTCCATCTCCTTCGAGGAAATCACCTTCTGGTAGCCGTACACGAATTCCTTAGCGAGGTCTTCGATGTACGTCTTGGCGCCAACCGATAGTTTCTCGGATTTGCTCTTCGGCTCGGTCATGATCTTTCCGAGCGACGAGCAGCGAATCTTAAGCATTTTGAGTTCCCTCCACAGCAGCGCGTATGGCTTCGTCGACTTCCTTTTCTTGCGCCTCGGTCAGATCGAACTGAGCGCGCAGCTTTTCGGTCGTGTACTGCCCATCGGTGATCGATTTGATGGCCTTCTTCAATCGATCTGGCGTGATCTGCGGCTTGCGCCTTCTCGCGACAGACGGCCGAATTCGCAGACACTCAACGATGTCCCCGAACGCCTTCGTCATGCTCGCGTACAGGGTGATGTCCTTTCCAGCCCATTCCTCGATGTAAGGCCCGTACAACTTGGCAATCGACTTCGAGTTGGTTACGTTGAGGATCAGCGGCTTATGTCCCTTGAGATGGGCGACAGTCGCCTCTTCTTTCTTGCCATCGACTCCGGTGATTACCTCTCTCTGGACATATTCGATCGTGACCGTCAGGTCTTCATCCGGGTTCAGGGCGTAGGCGCCGATATAGTCCGGGTTGATCAGTCGCTTCCAGTGAGTCTTGCTCTGTTGATTGTCCATTTCGGCCTCCATAGCCGCAGTTCCGACAATTGCGCGCAATTCGTTGCGCCGCCTGTTGTTCATATGCTTCTAACGTATCGATCGGCAACCACGATGGGCCACCATCATCTTCGCCGCCATTCATAGTGGCTCGCCAACCAGTTCCTCGCCGACACTAACCAGCTTGTCGAACAGGAAGTTTTGAAGCTCGCGCGTCATGTCTTTCCAGCCGTGGCGAAGGTGGATGTATTCCTCGATCAGCGTCGAAGCGAGTTGCTTCGTGCCGCCCATGTTTAGGACGATTTCGGCGATGTAGATCGTTTCGTTTTGCGCTAGACCTAAACCACCCTCACCCAGGCTCTCGACGAACTTGATTGGGTACGCTCCGCGGATCTGGAAACCAAGGCGAGAGCAGAAGTCCAAGGCTCGCTCGACGCTCATTTTCTGAACCTTGCTCAGGGTGACTTCGCGAGGGGTGAATTCCTTGCTCGTCGCCTCCTTCCAGACCCTCATTGCTGTTTGGTTGACCCTCAGCATGCGATCAGCCATGCAATCGCCGACGACCTTGAGAAACGTCTCGCTTGGGGCAATCCCCCACCCGTGAAAGTCCAGCGAGCCCTCCAACGTTTGATCGCTCGCCGTGATGACCTCGCGCATCAAGGATTCGTCCTCCGCGCGCAATAGCGCCTTAGCGATCCGATACGCGGGCTCCCACTGATTCTTGACCGTTCGATCCTCGGTCAGCTCGATATGCGCTGTGTCGTTGTAGGTGAACAAGCCGGGCCTGCTGAATTCTTGAACACGGACGCCACGGTAATAAAAGCTCGAGCCTTTGCGCTTGCGGATCTCGATATCTCCGATCGTCAGCGCCGGCGCATCCTCCAAAATATGGAGGCTCGATTGCGAGAACACGGCATCAAATTCCTCGCCTATCACGATGATCTTCGTCGTGCCGGCCTCTGGCTTGGGCCAGTCTCGCTCGCGTGAGACGTGACCGTCTTCGTCCTTGCAGTTGCAAGCAATCTCGCGGTAAGCCATCCACATTTCCCACTGCTTACCGAGTTCGGTCGTGAATCCGAGCCGTTCAGCTTGGGCGCCGTCGACCTTCATGGCGATGAAATCGAACGCTTTGCCTCGCACCGTTTCGTGCAGGATGCAAAACTCGATCACCGTTTCGCCCGAGTAGATCGTGATCTTGTGGCCACAACGCAGGAGAACGGCGATCGCATACTTCAGGCCAGTCCCGAAAAATCCGATTGGCGTGTCGCCTTCTTTGACGCTCACACCGAAGGAGGAGATCGACAAAACATCGATCTCTCCAGGGTTGGAAAAGACGATCATGTTTGCCCTCTAGACATAGTTGCAAGCCACTGCATGTGCATCGCCGCGGCATCTGATTTATCCCAAGCCTTGGCGATAGCCATCAGCACGAACGCGGCGGAGATCATCAGTGCAAAGCAAAGACGCGGGCGGCGTTCGTAGAATTTGTCGAAGCGGCGGATCATGTCGGTTCCCTCTCGATCTTCACGCGATACCGCCCCTCGTCGAGGGTGACGATGATCTCTGTATCGTTGATCGCGACCAAATGGGTGATAGCGCCATTGATGCATTGCGCCGTCACGTCTTGCTTGCTCGTCGCTACGCCGTTCTTTGACCGGCCGACATAGATCCGATGCGTCAGCGGCGACATCCACATTTCGAGGTTCATGCAGCCGCCTTCAGTCGAGCCAACTTGACAACGGAAACAGGTCGAACGCGGACAACCATGCTCGTCGGCTCAGTGATGCCAAACCGCTTCGCCGAGCCCTCGGAAAAAGCCGAACGCACAGTGTTGCGTCGCCCGAAGAACGAGACGCGGAACCGCTCAAGCTCCAACTCCTGCGCCTCGCGTAATGCTCGGTCTGCGTCGCGGTTCAGTTGATCCAGACGCCGGCGCGCCACTACTCTGTCATCGCAGATTTCCTGAAGGGTGTCGCGGGCGCGGCGTTCGTCGCTGCGGAGCCAGAACTTTCGAAATAGCTTGCTCATCTCAACCTCCAATAAGCAGACACAGCAATCGGCCGTGTTCGATGAAAGGCGCGATCGCTAGAGCGGCGAACGAGCCGAAGGAAAATGCTTTGAATACGGAGTGCGTTGCTTCGATCAGGCGCAGATCGCGAGGCGTTAGGTCAGGCGTCATTTCTTCGCATCGGCAGGAGCGGCGGCGAGCAAAGCGCGCAATCGATCGAGAACATCGACCTGCTGATCGTACTCGGCCTTATACTCCGCATCCGGCCACTCGTTATCAATGGCGCATCCGGCTTTGATGCTATCGGCAGCCTCAGCAATGAGCGTGATCGCATCGTTCAGCGTCCGGCGCGCGTCATCCGTCATCGCCTCCGCGCTCGGCTGCTCGTAAGACGCTAAGAGCGAGCGCGCGAAGAATGGCGCTTGATACGCACGGTCCGGGAACCACGTCTTGACGGCTTGGGCTAAGACTTGCTCTGTCAGGCCGAACGCCTTATTGGCGGGCGCGGGGCGGGTGAACATCGGACGCACTTCATATCCGTGTTCGTCAACGTGCCCAGGCCGGTCGTATGTGTGTTTAGCCCATTGGGCACTTTCTACTTCGTGCCATTTGGAGGTCTGACGTTGGTCGCGGATATTGCGCGCTTGCCACAGGATCGCCCCATCCCCGCGCGCATCCATCGGCGCGGGGCGCGTGTAGACGATCCGCCGTCGCGTGTATCCGAACGAGCGGTAATCGTCGTAGGCGTCCTTCGGCACGTCGCCCCATTGATTCGGCGGTCGCTCCCATCCGGTTTGATAGATCGCCTCATCCCCTCCCGCCTCAATCCGCGAGCGATGAAACGCATCCGCGTACTCACGCATTTGGTCCATCGTGTACAGTCGATCGGATTGGTTTTCGTAAGTCGCGACGATGAAATCGGGATGCCAGTCGCATCTGCTCTTACCCGAACACTCTGCTTCCCGATCGCTGACGCAACCGTGCCGGTAGTAGAAGAACGCTAAATTCTTCAAATCCGACGTTGCCGTATGCATAGCCCATAGTTTCTCGAATTCGGGCAGATACTTTTCAAAGTCTGGATGAACATTGAATTGTTCCTCGCTGGCGCTCGATGCGGGAGCGGCGCTGCCCAATCGCGTTTTTGCTTCTTCCAGACGACGAAACTGGCCGATGCTGATTTCGATCGGTTTTCCGCTTTGGGCTGCGTTATAGGTAGCTTCCGCGTCCTGAATGACGCCGGCCAACGCCTCACGTGTGAGGTCAAGAACGCACCGAAGGTGCTCGGTCACAGCGCCTTCCGGCTCCCCCTTCGCCCCCTCTGCGGCTGACGGCTGGGCGGCGCCTGCCGCTGACTGCTCAATAGACGCACGCTTCACGCAGTTTTCGGCGAGAGTTAGAGAATCCGTTTGATTGATCTTGGTGAGCAGCCTTGCCAACTCCCTGACCCTCCCATCTCGCAAACGCGCCGTGTCGGACCATTCGATCAATTCCCCTGCGCACTCGGCCAAATGCTCACGAGCGAATCGCTTAGCTTCGTCTAGCGCATCGCGCAATTCTTGTTCTTTCACTTCGTTCTCCAATCAGTGCCGCCCTCAGTGGTAGCGACTATCTCGTCCGCTCACCGCGCTCATAGGCGAGGCCCCATGTCGTCTATTGCGGTAGTCGCCACCACTAAGGGCGCCGGGCTTCCCACCCGACTTGACGCTGTTGAGAGCCGCGCTGGCTTCGCTCGTGGGAAAATCAAACCTTCTTGCGCACCAGATCGACTGCCTGCTGCCCGGTCTTGACCGCGTACATCTCTTCGTCTGTGACCTCGATCTCGAAGTCGTCTTCGATCGTCATCACCAGTTCGACTTGATCTAGCGAGTCGCATTCGTATTCCTCGCTCAGGTCTTTCGCGAGATCGATCTCGCCAACATCCCTGCAAACCTGCTCCGCGACAATCGCTTTAATGCGGCCTTCGATGTCTTTCACTTCGCTCATTTCATCCCCTCAACAAACACAGCCCGAGCAATCCTCATCGGCCACCGCTTTCATGCCGGGTATCGTTCACTTTTCCGCGAACGCGATCACGTCGGCCGGGACGCTGCGTTTGCTCTGCTGCGTTACTTGAAGCTGCGTCTTCACCGTGCGCAAAATCTCTCGCGCCTGGGATGCGATGGCGTCACCTTGACCGGGCTGGATCGATCCGCTTCGAAGGTCCTGCAGAGTCGACCATAGAGCAGACTTGAGGTTGGATGCGTTCAGTTCCTTTTCTTCAGTTGCCATAACTCTCTCCTTCGATTTTGCGCACTGCGCGTGTAGTAGCCCTTGGCTACGCGGACTGCATAAGATGACGCGCGGGATCGGATCTCGCGCTCGAGTTCTTCAAGCAGCGGTACTGCGTCCGCCAATGGCCCGTATTCGGCTAGGTGCTTTTGCCGGTCGTACTCTGCCTTTTTTGCTCGGTACTCGGGGCGTCGGCAGTACTCGACGTGGCGCCCCTTGTTCTGCCGCCGGATCTCTCGCTCCCTCTCCGGGTCACGAGTTCGCTGGTAGTAGGCGGCCTTTGCCGCCTTGATCTCTTCCGCCTTTTCGGCGCGACGCTTGGCGTCATATGCTGCTTTGGCGGCTTTGCGCTCTTCCTCTGTCGGCGGGTTCTTGTTGCGCCTTGCCAGTCCGGCACAGGTCTTCCCGCAATACAACGGGGCACCGATCTTCAGTGCTCGATTAACGCTCCCGGATTTCCGACTTGCTTGGGTGCCGCACTGGGCGCATTGGAAGTGCTTCATATCAACAAACACCCGCATAAGCCTCGTCGGCCGCCTTCTTCTTCGCCTCGGCGAAACACTCGGCACACGATTCCATGTTCAACGACCACGTAGGCCAGAAGTTGTTGTAGCTGTGCTTGGTGACTTCCTCTTTCATCTGGCCGCAGTGGTCGCAGCGGTCAAGCACCCTCACTTTCAACGGCTGATTGCGACGCGCCTCTCGCTCCTTTTCGCTCATCGTCACGTTGCCGATCCTGAGTTTCGGATTCATCATCGACCTCCTGGTCGTGATAGCGTTGTAGGTCGCGGCTCACGACCCATTCGCTCATTTCTCTAAATCGGGCGCGGGTAGTCATTGCGCGCCACGCACGATTGCCACAGCGAAGAGAGCGACGATCGCCCAGCCAGAAAGCAGGACGGTTGCGATTGTTGCGGTCATGTCAGACTCTCCGTGCGATCATTGCCTCGTCGGCGATTTCGTAAGAGATTTTCAACAGCGCCCTCACATGCTCGGGGTTTCCGGCGTCAAAAGCAGTCTGGCTCCCGCCGGGCGAATTAAATGTAGGTGCCATCGCCAGAATCCCCTGCATAGCCCGCATCGCGAACTCGTCCCGGAGCGTTGCTCCTTCTCTGCGCTCGACAAACGCCTTTGCCTCTTCGGCGAGCGCCGTGTAGTGCCTTTCGGCGCGCTCAAGTTCTTTCGGGTCCATTAACATCCTCCGAGATCGTTTCGAAGACCTTCTGAGATCAGCGCAGCAGCGATCTCGCGCAGCATGTGATCGACGAGTGCGCCGCGCGGATAAGCGCGCAACGCCCGCAAATCTTTGGCTAAGACGCTCATCGCGGCCTCCGTTAGGACTACTAACTGTGCTGCTCAGTTGAATTCGATCAGCCTCCTAGCGGGAGGCATCCCCTATCGCTATGGCCTTGTGGCCGCTGGTATGCCCCATATCCTGGGGCGGGAATTCAGTGCTCAGTGAATGACGCTGTGGCCGGGCGCTAACCGGCTATCGACCCCGCATGGAGACGGTATGCTTGTTCGGCCGATTTCTTGCATCCGCGCTGTTCGCTGCATCTGAGCGAATCCAGCGCGGCCGACTGGTTTGTGCGCTCCATTCTTCGAGCTCGCGCACTTCACAACGCCATTCACTCAGCGCTCACGGAGGCGCACTGCGCTATCTCAGGGAGAGAGATGAAGGGTCGCCGTTTCGATGGGTTTAGCATCGGCGAGTGCCTGATCCATGCGATTTTCTGCATGAGGTACGCCGCCCAGCGGGATCCGCGCCTCTATGAGGGGGAGCGCAATGCGCTTTCGTGAAAACTGGTGGTTACTCGTGCGGTTCAGGTCTGTCTCCCATCCCCGCACGGTTCGATCGACTACCGCGCCATCGATCAGGGCGCCTTTCGGTAGCAGCTCGTCTGGCCGCCATTTCCCGCGCTTTTGCTTCACCCGCGCAGGGCCAAGGGGTGGATGCTGTCGGCTTGCGCCATCGCATCTGTTTATCTCGTCGGTATTCTTAAAGAACGTTTGGCGCTACCGGGCTGGCACTTTGGCGAGGCCCGTATTTTTCCGGGGTACTTCTACTGCGTTATCCGCATTGGAGAGCCACATAGGCTCTGCGATAAGGACATTTACTGCGGGTTCGCCTGCACTCGATCAAAATCGTCCGTGTATTCAGCCGAGGACTTGAACCACCACATTGCGGAGGAGATCGCCATGCATTTGCTGTCTGCGATTACTTCGAACGCCCACGTCGCGTTCGTGTGCCATTCGCTGGCGTAAATCAGGACGATCCACTCGCGCATGCTCATCTCCTTCGTACTGCCAGGCCGAAGCCTGGCGCGGTTGTTAGGCGCGGTGCCCGATAACATCGGCGCCGAGCATTCCCCTGCTTCGCATGACCTTTGCGACGGTAACGAGCCATGCTCCACATACGCACGGGCCGAGTACTCGCTCAATCTCCGCGTCGCTCGCATCTCGCATCCCTTCTTCGATCATGCGTCCCCGGATCTTGTCGCCGCAGCCGGCGATAAAGGCGTCGGCATTCGCCTCTATCTCCTCGCGTCTGGACGGGTCGACGTTCACGCTGCCACCGCCTCGGCCATCATGTTTTCCAACTTCGCCTTATGGCCAATGCAGAAATCGAGGTGCTGTTGCATGTCAGCAGGGCGCGTATCGGCGGGCCGAGCAGATTCTTTGGCGATGAAGCGATCGCACTCAGCGATGGTTTGCGTTAAGCGGCGGACCATTTCGCTCTTGCTCATGTTTATCTCCGGTGCGTTGTGTGCTGCGATGGAGTGAATCTTATACAAGGACTTCTTGCAATGCAAGCATATCTTGTATCGATGGACGAAAAAAATCCCCTCTGCGGGGATTGTTAGGCGGGCGCCGGGAAGTCGCCTACATGCGCGTCTTGATCTTCCGAGCCGGGACCGGATGGGCGATGTAGTACATCCAAGAGATTTCCTCTGGTTTGTAGAACAATACGCCCTGCTCGCGCTCGTTGTAGGAATAAAGCTCGAGGATTCCGCCGCGCTTCGAATTGAGCTTCTTTATCAGCGTCTCGCCGGTGGTAAGCCGCACAAGCACATCGTCACCCGGCTCCGGCTCCGTGCCGGGCTCCACAAATGCGAATTCACCAGGGTTGAACCGCGGGACCATCGATAGGCCAACCACGGGGGTTAGGAAGGCATGCGGATCGCTCGTTGCGATCTCTGCGAACTCGTCTGTTGCGCCCACTGGGTAATCCCCGTCTGTCCAAAGTCTCTCAGGCAGCCCGCCTTGTCCTCGGCCCACAACACAGACACGGCGGAAATTCTTGCTGTTGACAGAATACCCGAGCGGTAAGACTTTTGTCGCACTTTCCGATCCCGCCTCGCCACTGGCACCCCTATCGGTATTTTCACCACCTTCAGGTTCGTTCGATGCCCCGAATAAGAGGTATTCCGGGGTCGTTTTTAGGGCATTGGCGACCGCCTCAAGCAATTTGCGCTCAGGGGCAGACTTCGCACTCTCCCACTGCTGCACCGCCTGGTACGTCACTCCGACCATAGCCCCCAGGGCTTTCTGGCTCAGACCCCGATTCTTCCGCAACGTCTTGATTCTCTGGTGAATGTTCATGGGCGGAATAGTACCCGCAAGGTTTTCTTGCGCCAATGCAAGAGTCGCTTGTATTGCAAGAGTATCTTGTATAGAATCGTCACTCATGAACACCACCAAGCCAACCCCAAAGAATGAAGCGCTCGAACGCGCCATCGCGCACTTCGGCTCGCTTTCTGAAATGGCTCGCCAGCTGGACGTATCTGGTTATCAGGTCATCCAGCAATGGCGACTGTCTGGCCGCGTGCCGCCCCAGCATTGTACGAGGCTCGCGCAACTGACCGGAGAAAGTCGTGAGGACTTGGTGGGGTGGCCTCCCCTCGACGACGAAAAGATCGATCGGGCAAAAGCGAGTGACGACGCCCAGCCTCCGACCGGTGGTTCGGTTCGCAAGACCAAGGAAGCTCGAGCCCGGTAGTTCGACGGCAAAGATGAAGTAGGAAGGCATAGCGGTTCTTGTTGGTTGTTGTATCGGCGTCCGTTTGGACGCCTTTATTTGGCCCCGTTTCCTACCGGAATCTCAAGAAGAAACAACAGGAACACCAAGGCGACACGATGAATTCTCTCTATGACCGGGTTCAAGCAGCGCTGCCCGTACTTACGTCAATCCCCGGCCCCCGTCGTCTCGACGATGCATTGATCGAGTCGTGCAAGGACTACACGGACGCGGTGCGGCTCTGTCTTGATCGGCGCATCCGCAAGATGCAAGAGGGCGAGATCGCCGCCTATCTCGGGCTCAAGCGAGCCCAGCTTGCCAAGGTAAAGATGAACCTTGCCAAGCTATCCAGTGACCAGGAGACGCTTCTTCAACACCTGTGTTCGAACTGGGCTATCAAGCAATTCCGCGAAATGGAGGAAGCAAAGTTCGCTGAGTTGCTTGAGCAAAACGACACCATGGAATCAATCATTGCCCGCAAGGTGGCCGAACAACTGGCCGCTATGGGGCATGCGAGGGCGGCATGAACGATCTCGTCAAGCTCGACGGTAATGAGTGCGTCACTACGACCGCAGTCGTAGCTGGCGGCACGAAGAATGAGCACGCCTCCGTGATCCGGCTCGTGCGTGAGTATTTGGCTGACTTCCAGGAGTTCGGAGGGGTGCGATTTGAAATCGAACCCTTCGAAACGGCTGGCGGTCGGCAAAGTCGCGAGATTGCGTACCTCAACGAGGACCAAGCGACGCTCCTTCTGACCTACATGCGCAACAGCGAAGTCGTGCGCGGTTTCAAGAAGCGTTTGATTCACGCATTTCGCGAGTTGGTCGATGCCGCGTCCAAGCCCGTCGTGCCGCAACTTTCGCGTCTCGAAATCCTGCAGCTCGCGCTCGAATCTGAGCAGTGCGCACTAGCGGCCGAGGCGAAGTTGGTTGAGCAGGCGCCCAAGGTCGCCTTCGTCGACAAGTACGCGACGGCTGAGGGCAACAAGGGCGTGCGTGAAGTTGTCAAGCTGCTCGACGCCAACGAGCGCGAATTCGTCGCCTTCCTGGTCGGCACGGAAATCATGTACCGCCTGAATGGCCGGCTGACCGCGTACGCGCATCACCAGCACGCCGGCCGTTTCGTCGTGAAGACCGGCATCGGAGGCAATGAGCGGGCCTTCACGCAATCTCTCTTTACTCCGCGAGGCGTTCAATGGATCGCGCAAAAGTGGGCCGAGTATCAATCGGCGCATTCGTCGGTGGAGGCAGCATGAAAGTCCTCGGCTACACCATCGCGCCCGATATCGAGCTCGCCGTTATTGATCGAATGAAGCGGACGACGTTCACCGCAAGTGAAATCGAAGGCGAATTCCATCGACGAATTCCAGCTGACGCAAAGCCGAGTACTGGCCATCCGTGCGATTCGAACGACCGCGGAAACATCTGCATGCGCGCCGCTGATCGATTGATCCAGCGGCATCGCAAAATCGGCTACATCGCGATCGTCTCTCGTAGCCCCATAACGATCTGGAAATGGACGGCGAACTGACATGCACCCAATGACAGCATTCTTCTTGTGGTGGTCTGTTATGGCGCGGGCCTGGGGGTTGGTGTGAGCCATCTCAATTACGGCACGTTTCTCCGCGCCAAATCGCAAGCTGCGAGCGCCGGCGGATTCAAGCCGCTCTGGATGCCGGATTTCTTGTTCGATTTCCAGGCTGAACTTGCCGACTGGGCGCTCCGCAATGGACGAAGCGCAATCCTCGCTGATTGCGGGCTTGGTAAGACTCCAATCGAACTCGTGTTCGCTCAGAACGTCGTCATGCATACGAGCGGCAATGTGCTGATCGCGGCCCCACTGGTAGTCGCACAACAGATCGTGCGTGAGGCGAAGAAGTTCGGCATTGAGGTCACGCTTTCGCGTGACGGTACCGCACACCGCGGTATCACCGTCACGAACTACGAGTGCCTGCACAAGTTCCATGCTACTGATTTCGTCGGATTCGTGGGCGATGAGTCCAGCATCATCAAGTCGTTCGCCGGCCAGCGTCGCTCCGAAGTGACCGTGTTTCTCCGCAAGCTCGAATACCGATTGCTGGCCACAGCCACGGCCGCGCCGAACGATTACATCGAGCTCGGCACCACGTCCGAAGCGCTGGGTTATCTCGGCTACATGGACATGCTGAACCGATTCTTCAAGAATGACCTGAACAACTCGGCGCAAGGTCGCATGCGCGGTGAGGTCATCAAGTGGCGCCTCAAGGGCCATGCCGAACAGCCGTTCTGGCGCTGGGTGTGTTCGTGGGCGCGCGCAATCCGCAAGCCGTCCGACCTCGGATTCGACGATACACGTTTTGCATTGCCGGAACTTGTCGAAAACGAGCATCTGGTCGAGGCGAACTCTCTGGCCGATGGAATGCTGTTCGCACTGCCGGCCGTTGGCCTGAAGGAGCAACGCGAAGAACGCCGCCGCACGCTCGACGAACGCTGCGCGAAGGTTGCTTCGCTTGTAAATGGCTCCGGCGAACCGTTCCTGACGTGGTGCGACCTGAACGACGAAGGCGATTTGCTCGAGCGCTCGATTCCCGATGCCGTTCAGGTTTCTGGCAAGGATTGCGACGAAGCGAAAGAAGAAAAGATGCTTGCCTTCGCCGAAGGCAAGGTACGCGGCCTGATCACGAAAAAGAAGATCGGCGCGTGGGGCCTCAACTTCCAGCACTGCGGGCATATCACCGATTTCCCGAGCCACTCTTACGAACAGTACTACCAGGGCGTACGTCGCTGCTGGCGCTTCGGTCGAGTGGGTCCTGTCAAGGTCGACCTGATCACGACCGAAGGTGGCCGCGGCGTGCTCGCCAACATGCAGCGCAAAGCCGAACAAGCTGACCGCATGTTCACTGCTCTCACAACCGAAATGCGAAACGCGATGTCCATTGATCGCGTGACGACGTTCGCCAAACAGCAACAGGTGCCCGAATGGCTTGCAACGATCAACTGATCACCGACCGCTTTGCAATCTACCAATCGGATTGCATGGAAGTGATGCAGGAAATGCCGCCGGCATCGGTCGGTCTCTCGGTGTACTCGCCGCCGTTCGCCAGCTCTGGGGCGGGCGGCCTGTATGTGTATTCGAGCAGCGAACGCGATCTATCGAACTGCGATAGCTACGAGCAATTCTTCGAGCAGTACCGATTCATCGTGCGTGAACTCTCGCGGATCACGATGCCGGGCCGCATGTCGTGCGTGCATTGCATGGATATCCCGAAGTCGAATAGCGGTACCGACAGTTACATCGACTTCCCTGGCGACATCATCCGTTTGCACGCCGAAGAAGGCTTCGCGTATGCCGGACGCCACATGATCTGGAAGGAGCCGCTCGAGGTTCGCCTACGCACGATGCAGAAGAATCTCGCTCACGCATCGTGCGTAGCTGATTCGATCGACTGCGGGATTGCTTCGGGCGATTACCTACTGCTGTTCCGTCGCACCGGCAAGAACCCTGTGCCCGTCCATCATCCGGTCGGACTGATGGAGTATGCCGGCGAACGCAAGCCGCCCAACGACATCCTGAGCTATCGAGGATGGACTGGAAAGCAGACTGAAAACAAGTTCTCGCAATGGATCTGGCGTCAGTACGCCGATTGCATGTGGGACGACATTCGCTTTAACCGAGTACTCCCCTATCGGGAGGCCCGCGACAGCGAAGACGAGAAGCACGTCCATCCGCTGCAGCTTGACGTGATCGAGCGCGCCGTAATGCTTCGCAGCAATCCGGGCGATACCGTTTTTACGCCGTTCATGGGTGTTGGCTCCGAGGTCTACGTGCCTGTCTTGAAGGGCCGAAAGGGCGTCGGCGTCGAACTCAAGGCCTCCTACTACCGGCAGGCAGTCAAGAACGTTCAGGCGGCAGCAGACGGACGAGAGTTCGATCGGCAAAACGCCGACTTGTTCTTCGAAGAACCGGCAGAGGCGGAGTCCGCATGACCACTTCCACACCCCGCCGCCTATCGAAGCTTGAAGTGCATCAGAAGAGAGAAATCCGTGCCGGAAACGGCGTGAGTCAGTAAAACCCACTGGGTTATTTTTGGGTATGCCAGAAGATTCCCAAGGCCAAAGCCAGATGAAGTATTTCAGCAAGCACCTCGGCGATTTTGCAACGGCCACGAAGCGTTTGAGCCTCGCGGAAAAAGGTGCTTACAACGAGTTGATGGACTACTACTACTCCACCGAGACGCCGCTCCCGGCTGACTTGGATGAGTTGTGCCGCATTGCCGGCGCATTCTCGGAACAGGAAAGAGCCGCTGTGGATAAGGTTTCCCAGCAATTCTTCGAGAAAGTAGATGGACAACTGTTCCAGGCAAAGATCGAAGAGCAGATCCTCGCCTACAACGAAGAGGCCGAGAAAAATCGCTTGAACGGCGGCAAGGGTGGGCGACCGCCTAAACCAAAAAATAACCCAGTGGATAACCCAGTGGGTTCCGTTTCGTATACCCAGTCGGGGGGCCAGAAAAAAGCGAAACCAGTAACCAGTAACCATATATCTAAACCTAACGGTTTAGATAAAAGCGCGGGCGAGCCGCGCCTTGAGTTGCCTGCATGGATCCCTGCCGATACGTGGTCTGACTTCCTCGCCATGCGCAAGCAGATTCGAAAGCCGATGGGTGAGGCGGCGGTGCGTCTTGCCGTCAAGAAGTTGGACGAACTACGGGCTAGCGGGAATGACCCGAAGCTGGTGATCGAGCAATCGATCATGAGCAGTTGGAGCGGCTTTTTCCCGCTCCGCGGCGAGTTTGCCAAGGCCGCAAAGGAAAGCCGTCACGGCGGCTTCGACAAAATCGATTACCGCGATGGAGTGAATCCCGATGGGAGCTTTTGATCTACAGCACCAGACCCGCCAGGGCGAATGCGGCGTGCATGGCCTGTTTGAGGATCGCGGAGTCGTTCTGCCGTTCGGTATGCGAGTGCCGAAATGGTCTGGTTGCCCGCAGTGCAACGCAGCCCGTCAGGCTGAAACCGAAGCCCAGGAACAGAAGGAGCGCGAGCAGCAGCGTCAGCGCCGGATGGAGCAGCGCTTGAGCCAATCGGGCATTCCTCTGCGCTTCCGCGATCGCACCTTCGAGAACTTCGTCGCGGACACGGAAGGGAAGAGAAACGCTTTGCAAATCGCCGCCGACTTCGCAGCGAATTTTGACGACCACCTGCAAACGGGTACGACGGTCGTGTTCTCTGGCAAGCCCGGAACCGGCAAAAGCCATCTTGCCATCGCTGCCGGGATGATCGTCATGAAGACTGGGACGGTCTTGTACCTGAACGCGCTGGACTTGGTCCGCATGGTCCGAGATACGTGGCGTCGCGACTCGGAAATGACGGAGAGCGCCGTCCTGCACGAGCTGTCGACGGTCAGTCTGCTCATCATCGACGAGATCGGCGTTCAGTACGGCACTGAAGGCGAGCAAGTGATCCTGTTCGACGTCCTGAACCGACGCTACCGAGATTTAATGCCCACAGTTCTGCTGACAAACCTCGGCTCCAAGGGCATGAAGGAATTCCTGGGTGAGCGCAGTTTCGACCGGCTCCGCGAGGGTGGCATTTGGGTCGCGTTCGACTGGGAGAGCCACAGAGGCTCGAGGAAGGCAGCGTGATAACCGACCCAACCCAACTGCAAGCGGTGCTAGAAGAAATCGCCGAATGGCCTTTGGACAAGCGTCGCATCTACATCGCCAACATCGAGAAAGCATTCGGGAAAGGCGCGGCGCAACAGATTCGTGATGGGCTAGCGCAGATATGGGAAAACCGAAAAGGTGCGGCATGAGCAAGAAACCAAACCGGCTCCAAACCAAGCAACGCCAGGAGACGGACGCCAAGGTTATTGCGGCGCTTGAGAAGCATGGACCTATGTCGCTCGAGCAACTGACCGCGACGACGCGCTTGGTCCGAGCGACCGCGGAGTTGGCAATAACCCGGCTGAGGCGAGGCGGAGTAATGCGCATGCTCCCCGATAGGCGTCCGGTAGGAAAGAATCATTCGATGGCCCGTGTCTTCGATCTTGGCGTCGATGAAGAAGCGTTCGTGTCGCGTCAGCCGGTCGAATTCGAAATTCATCGTCATCCTCAAGACGTCGCGTTGTTCGGGGCGTACTCAAGGGAGGTCGCGTGAGCAAGAGTAAGAAGCCGCGTCGCAAGTACGACCCGAACAAATGGCTACGCCGCACGATCGCCGTGCATGGCGCGCGAGTTGAAGCCTCTCCGCTGACCGATAGCCAACAGCGCGATCTTGGTCTTGCCTACCACCTTTCCTTTGAAACGATGCTCAACGGCGGATCCGAGGAAGCATGGCATGCGCTCGCAGCCACTCTGAACGTCTGCTTGATTCTGTGCGAGCGCGGATTCGGCGCCGAGTTCGAAGCCGAAATTAAAGCTGGTATGCGGGCCTTGATGCGCTGCAAGTATCGCCAGCAACAAACCGGATCCTGGGCGTTCGACGGGGACGGGATTGCAGCGATGCGTACCGCACTGGAAATCCACGACCAACAGATTCGGATAGCCGAGCGCGGAGAAATCCGGGCGGCAATCAATGAGGTTTATCGACGCGTTTCGAGCGGCGACGTTTATGCGGAGGCGGCATGAAAACTACCCATGTTTTATGGCTTCTCAGTGAGCAACGAATCCTACTTGAGCACTACGAGACAGACATTTCTCTGACCGATCTCTACGCCATGTTGCCGCGCCATACGCCGAAAGCTATCCGGGCACATGCGCAAAAGGTTCTGCATCTACTTCGCCCTTCTCGCAAGGGTGAATATCGCCCGACGCCCACATGGGACCGCATCAAGGAAAAGATCGGGACAACGGGGTTGACGACATATGAAATCGCCGCGCAGTTTGGGTTCAGCAAGCAGCGTGGCGCCGAGCTGATCGCGCTACATCGTCATGAGATTTATGTGAGCGACTGGAGGCCGCCGGTTGGCAAAGGCCATTGGCAGGCTGTCTGGAAGTTCGGAGATGAACCAGACGTGCCGGCGCCATTCGTGAGGCGAACCCAGGCCGCAAAGAATACGCGAGCAGTCAATCCATGGATGGCCGCAGCCGGTCTCGTAACCGTTCCGCAAGGGAGGCCTGGTCGCGTCATCAAGCATTTGCACGACGACGAATTGGAGGCAGCATGAAGCGCATCACTAAAGACATGGTCGAGCGCGGCGGATGGCGCTATTGCTGCGAGTGCCGAAAGCTCGGCCCGCGCGTTAAAGCGCACTGGACTCACGAAGGCCGCGAGTATTGCGACGAGCACAAGCCTAGCCCTACTCCGGCTCCTTATGTGAGGCCGAATGAACCGGTTCGGGTGACGGCGTGACTGACCTCAATAATCTCAGTCGCCAGGCGCTCTCCGCGGCTATGCGCGGTGGCACCGAACTGTGGGGCCGATACGGATCATCCGCCAATCACATTCGCTACAGCGAACCACTAGAGAAGCGCCCCGGGCGCCGCAAGCAATGCTGGTGCGGCTGCGGGAATCGAATAACGCATCGCGGCATGGCTAATGGAGTTGCGTTGACGAGCGCGTGCGAGCTCGGGATTGCGCGATGGGTGAAGACTGGATCGGTGAGGGCGAAATGAGCGACAAACAGGTTTTCAGGCTAGTGCATGCCACCGCTCGCCAGATGGCATCGCGCGCCTGTATTCAGGCACCGGATGGCTATGTCGTGGAGATCAAGCCCCGCACGCGATCGCTCGATCAAAACGCCAAGATGTGGGCAATGCTCGCCGATCTCTCGCGCCAAGTCGAATGGTACGGCCATCGCTTGACGTCCGAGGAGTGGAAAGACGTGCTGACGGCGGCGCAAAAGAAGCAGAAAGCCGTGCCAGGTATCGACGGCGGCTTCGTTGTCATCGGCGCTCGCACGCGAAACATGACGATCCGCGAGATGAGTGATCTAGTCGAGTTGATGTATGCCTTCGGCGGCGAGCGCGATGTGAAGTGGAGCGAGCCATCCGCTCAGGGATACGACGAAATCCGAGGTTCAGCATGACTTTCCCCCTTCACATCTCCTTCGCCGGCCCCACCCGCACGATCATCGACGCCAAGGGTAAGCGCTGGACTTTCGAAATGCATCACTACTGCGGACCGATCCCTCTCAACAAGCACGGCGACCCCATGAAGCGGGAGCCCGGCGAGAAGTCACCGTTCTGGCATGCCGTAACGCGCTGGGCTCAAGGCGGCCGTCGTCTAAACGAACCCGGCGAGTGCATTTGGGAAGAGGAAAAGCAGCCGATCCTTGAGCACATCGCCGGGAAACACTATCGGGTGGTGGGGTGAGAATGAATGCAATCCAGAGAAAGCGAGCGCAATTGGAGCGTCGCCTAACAACTGTGCAGAACGACTTGGCCGTTTTACGCAGCAACTGTCCGCATGCCGACGTACGCCGCACAGCAAAAAGCAATACGGGTAATTGGTGTGCGGCGGATGACAGCTATTGGGACGATTGCGAGTGCCTTGATTGCGGCAAGCACTGGACGGATTGGAAGTGATTCGCGCCTCCATAAAACCCCGCAAATGTCGCCAGTGCCGCGCCGTTTTCGTCCCGGCTCGCTCAATGCAGTCGGTCTGCTCGCCTGCTTGCGGATTGGCGCTGGCAGCCAAACAACGAGCACAGAAGGAAGCGCGGTCCCAGCGCGACGAGCGAAAGTCGCTGGCCGAGCGCAGAGCCAAGCTCAAGACGCGCCGCGAATGGATCGCGGAGGCGCAGGCTGTGGTGAACAAGGTGGCGCGTCTACGTGACATTCTCGCCGGCCACGGTTGCATCTCGTGCGGGGCGCGCCCTAACGCAAGGTTCGGCGGCGCAATGGATGCCGGTCACTTTCGCTCGGTTGGTAGCGCACCGCACATGCGCTTCTATCTGCCGAATATCCATCTCCAATGCAAACGGTGCAATCGTGACCTCGGATCAAACACGGTCGAATACAGGAAGGGGCTGGTTGAGCGAATCACGATCAAGCGCGTAGAGGAAATCGAATCGATGCAGTGGACCCCAAAATGGTCGATCGAGTACCTACAGCGGCTCAAGAAGGTGATGAGCAAGAAGGCTCGCCGGCTGGAGAAGCGAATCGCCGAACGAAACGAAGTCATTCAACTCGAAACGGAGAACGTGTAAATGATCATCCTTTTGCTTGCACTGAACTTTGGTATTAGCTGGTTCAACTGCTGGTCGGTCGGCGGCATCTGGGCGGAATCGAAGGCGCTGGGCGGCTCGATTCGGTTGCTCGCTTGGTGTGGCGCGATTCAGGCGGCGATCGGCTTCAGTAGCGTCATCTTGTTCGTGCTGGGCGCTATCGCGTTCCAGATGCATTACCTACCGCCGCGCGCCGCAACTGCCGCCGCTTCGCTTTGGTATCTGCTCGTCATCATTCCTGCTCTCGGAACTGGCCTGATCATCACGATCCAGTCATGGATCGTTGCTTTCCGCGAACGAAGCTTGATGAACATGGGTACCGCAGCGTGGAACACGTTTGCGCAGATTCACAATATGGCCGGCGCAATCGATGGGATTGGCGATGCGTTCAGCAATGTCGTCGACTTCATGTTTCCGAAGAACAGCAAGGATTCGAATGCCGCGATGGTGATGCTAGTGATTGGTCTGGTGGTTCTAGCTCTCGCTGGCGGCATTCTGCTTACAGCGGCACTCATCAAGCATTATGCCGGGCGTCTTCCAATGCCGTCGCGCCGCAGGGTGTCAGCATGATCGCCCTAGCCTTTTTCGCTGGCATCTTTCTGACCGCGACCGTTGCAATCATGATCGTGCGGGGAGCAAGCGCACCTCAAATTCCTATCGCCAAAGGGCAGATGCTTGATGAGCGCGCCGGCTTTCGCATCGCAAGCGCTGAAGAAATTAAGCGGCGCATGAGCGACGACCGCATGCGGACCCTATCTGTTCCAACGCCCGACGCAACCTTTTGGGATATAGCGCGCGACGATGAAAGCAAGCAGCCGGAACCGGGGCGCGTCGAGTACAGATTTTTAGGAATCACCGGCCTGGAAGATGAGTAATTAGTAGTCCCAACTTATATAATTTACGGAAATTCACGCGAGGTTTGCATGAGCACAGCGAACGAAAGTGGGATGGAGTCGCAGAATGAAAACCAAGCGTTGCACCTTTGGTGCGTGGACTGGGGGCAATGGCATCGTTCGCGCCGCCTATTCGCGCCGCCCATTCCCAAGAACATCCTCGTGCGTATGGCGGGGCATATCGGCGGCGGCGAAGCGCCAGATAGCATCTTGTCGGCAGATTTGAGCTATTTCAATCTTTCCTTGCTCGCTCAACCCGAGAGCACCGGTAAGCTCGCGATGTATTATTTCTACGTCCACCAATTGAGACCGATCAAGCTAGTGGCCGCAGAAATGGATATATCGACGCAGGGCTTCTACAAGGCGCTCCGGAAAGTGCGGGCAGACACCTACGCTTACTACCATCGCATGGTGTACGGTTTGCCCGACGAGAGGTTCGAACAACTATGCAAGAGAATGGAAACCAGAATGGTTGATGAAACAGCGGTTTCCACTTAGGGCCGAAAAAGGTACCATTTCTGCAAATGTGAATTGTTGCCCCTACGAAGCCCTGCCCTAGCCCGGCGGGGCTTTTTCGTTTAAAGCCGCCATGAAATTCCCCGAACCTCTCGAATCTCGCATGTACGGCGATCCGATGGAGGTATGCGCTGCTCGGCAAGCGGAAGCGGCCAATCGGGCGAGGAAAGAGGCGATGCAGGCCCCGGCGAAACGTCCTGCGCCGATCGTCAAAGCGCGTCGAGACGGGGAATGGAGCGAGGCTCGTAAGCAGGCGGAAGCGCTATTCGAGGAAATGCCATGAATTCGCCGGTCTGCGAGGTAAAGATCGCGGTCGCGTTCGATAGCGAAGGCTTTCAGGCGGCTCTAGCGCGGTATCTGGGGAGCGTTGGAGGCGAGGGCTACTCCCAAGAATGGCACGACAAGGTAACGGATCGCGCTGTCGAATTGGCGATGGAGTTCACGAAATTCGCAGTCGAGGCGCCATGAACGATCTATCCGATCGTGAGCAGGCCATACTCGCGGAATGGACGCGATCGGCGTTCGATTGTGCGGTCGCGGAGGGCTGGATTGTACCGCCTTGGCGACCAAGTGAGGAAATGTACCCTCGCATGCACGAATACTGTCGTGCTGGTCTGACGCCCTCAGAGGGCGCACAAGCTCTATTTGGAACGTGGCACTGAACATACCGGGAGCAGAGACCGGGCAAAGAGGAAGCGTCGAGGCTTGAGCGACGCGCAGTACATCGCTGCGGTGCCGGTGAAAGTCCGGTGATTGATGGACTGGTGCTCGCGTAGCGCTGCGCGGCCGATCGCCTCACGAAACGAGGCACCCCAAACCCCAACATTTAGCATAAGTCGCTCGCCGGGAGGCGCCGCGGCTGAGTGTTGTGGTTTGGGTGGTAGCGCAGGGCGCAGGACGGATTCCAAATCCGCTCCGGGTGTGATTCGATTCCGCCGCTGCCCGCCAAGTGTGAGACCCCGCTAGCTTTGCGTCATGACGCACTGGAGAGGAAGAAGTGGCTGGGCCGCTCGACTCACTGGGGCGGACACGACGCCGAAGGAATAATCGGCCGTCTGGCTGGCGTAACCAGCCCTTTTATACATGGCGTAGCTCAGAGGCTGAGAGAGCGTGGGGCTAAAACCCCAGTGGGATGGAGATAGCAGCACCATCCGCCATGCATGAGGGTGAATGCGCAGGCTGATGCGCGAACTGCTGGTGCGAGGTGCAGCAAGGCGTGGTGGGTTTGCTTAACGGCTGATTGACGGTTCGATTCCGTACCCTACGACCACCAAAGCAGAAAACCGTGATGTCGGAGATCAGCACCGGCCACTCTCAGCAATACGCGGACTTAGCTCAGATGGCAGAGCGAGTGCCTTCCAAGCACAAGGTCGCCGGTTCGATGCCGGCAGTCCGCTCCAGTGTCTCCTCCGGCGTTTATGCGCAGGATTCGCCCAGATCATCGGGCGCTTTGTTTTCCGGATGGGTAGTCTCGTAATTGGTATCGAGGGCGGACTGTAAATCCGTTGCCGCGGCCTTGTCGGTTCGAATCCGAAACCATCCACCAGTTTCCCGCCGCAGCGAGTTCTTCGCCGTGTCTCCCGCCTGGCCTGCAACGGGCCTGGCTGCCGCCATGGTGGGCGGCACCAATTCTTTATGAGGCTGGCCACATAAATCCTTGCCCGTTTCGGGGTCGTATGGTCTCGGACGTAAGTGCCCGGTGTGGACGGCCTCACCTTTTAGGGCGCTGGCCCATGAAACGATATGGGACGACCCTCGAAACTGACCGAGGCGCAATGGGATGAGATCCGGCGCCGGTTACTAAATGGCGAGAAGGCGGCCGACCTAGCACGCGAATACGGAGTCTCAAAAACCCGTATCAGCGAGAACGTTTCGAAACGCGCCAGTGCGGTAAAAGACGTTGCAAAACAAATAGTTGCGGCGGAAGTTTCGTTTCGGAAGCTTTCTGTTTCGGAACAATTCGATACTGTTTCGATACTCCGCAACCTCACCAATACGCTCGGCCATTTGAGTTCGGCCGCCGCCTACAACGCGGCCACTTCTCATCGTCTCGCTGGTATAGCGAACATGAAAGTCGCGGAGATTGACGACGCGGCTCCGCTAACCGAGGCGAGCCGCGAGGCGCTAAAGGACATCGCCGTCCTCACCCGCATGTCGAATGAGGCAAGCGAGATCGGATTGAATCTCGTCAGGGCGAACAAAGAGGTTTTCGCCAACCCCGAGGAACCGCCGCCGCTTGTAGACCCGAATCCCGACGTATGAAGCAATCCGTCAAGCTTCAGGAGCTTCATGCCAAGCAGGTTGAAATCGGGCAAGCGTTCAACGAGCATCCGCGGGTCATCATTCGATGCGGGCGCCGCTTCGGGAAGACGACATTGCTCGAGCGGTGCGTCTCGAAATGGGCATATCAGGGTTTGCGGGTAGGATGGTTCGGACCGACCTATAAGCTCAACCTGCCGACCTATAAGCGCATTTTGCGCACGGTTCAGCCGGTCGTCGTCTCTAAGTCCAAGATCGATCAGGTCATCGAGACGCGCAAAGACGGCTGCATCGAGTTTTGGACGCTGCAGGATGAGGACGCGGGGCGTTCTCGTTTCTACGATCGCGTCGTCATAGACGAAGGATCCCTGGTTAAGAAGGGCCTGCGGGAGACCTGGGAACAGGCAATCGCACCTACTCTGCTCGACCGTCAGGGAAAGGCGATCATCGCGGGCACGCCCAAGGGAATAGACGAAGAAAATTTCTTCTACCAGGCTTGCACCGACAAGAAACTAGGCTGGGTTGAATTTCACGCCCCGACTGCAGCGAATCCGAAGCTAGACCCGGAAGCTGTCGCTAAGCTGATTCACGACTATCCGCCGCTCGTTTATCAGCAGGAATATCTAGCGGATTTCGTTGACTGGCGCGGTTCGGCGTTCTTTTCTGAGCTGTCGATGCTGGTCGATGGCCAGCCAGTCGAATACCCGGCGCGCTGCGATCAGGTGTTCGCCACTGTCGACTCGGCACTCAAGGATGGACTGGAGCACGATGGCACGGCCGTGATGTACTGGGCACGCAATAAGATCGCCGGCCACCCGCTAATCCTATTGGATTGGGATTTGATTCAAATCGAAGGCGCGCTGCTGGAGCAATGGCTTCCAACCGTCAATCAACGGCTCGAGCAACTTTCGGCTGAAGTGGGTGCGAGACAAGGCAACGTCGGCATCTGGATTGAGGACAAAGCGAGCGGCATTGTGTTGCTCCAACAAGCGGCGCAGCGCGGATTGCCGACCTACCCAATCGACGGGAAGCTAGTTGATCTTGGAAAGGAAGGGCGCGCCCTATCCGTCTCTGGCTACGTCCATCGCGGCGACGTGAAGTTCAGTCGTTTCGCTCACGACAAGACAGTCAATTTCAAGGGCCAAACGCGCAATCACGCGCTGTCGCAGGTTTGTGGCTTCCGCATCGGAACTAAAACGCCGCACACATACGATTTGCTCGACACCTTCACTTACGGCGTGGCTATAGCGCTAGGCGACAGCGACGGTTGGTGACGAAATCTATCCTCAAATGTAAACGTGACGAACTACCCCGCCTCCCGCCCGCATAGGTTCGGCATCGTTTATCTGGTTTCGTCGCCCGAAGTTGGTCGTGTATATATCGGGCAGACATGGAAGTTTCATGTTTCTCAGCGGTGGCGCGAGCACCTTGGATCTGCGCGTCGCGGCTCTATGAGTTCCAAGCTTTACGCTGCAATACGAGAGCATGGTGAGTCGGCTTTCAAGTGCGAGGGAATCGCGTGTGCCTGGCGAAAAGGCGATCTGAACGAACTTGAGCAAATTCTCATCGCTCAATACGACGCCGAGAGAAATGGATACAACAGCGATGGACCAGATTCGAGAGAAAAGCGTCGAAAGTTTGCCGCAGCAGTGAAAAGATTGGGCGCAGACTTCGCTATCGAGATTTTGGATAAAGCCGCCGAACAAATGAAACCAGCACAATGAGCGATCTCAATTCTGACGGCGGCGCAGCAACAATCGGCACCGGCGCCAGCATTCCGTCGTCGCTCATGCAGATCCTCATGGCCGACGATATCGTGCCGGGGGCAATGCCTTCGTACGAACTGGCAAAGACGCTGTATGTCGCTCATCCGCTCGGCGCGAAGATGGCCGAGGCTCCGATCGAGGAGGCCCAAAGCCAGGAACGCGTGATCACTATTCCGGATAGCCCGGAAGACGATCTCGTCGAGGCGTTTAATCGAGAGTGGATGGCGATCGGTATGACGGGTGCCGACGAGATTATCAAGGGGCATCAAACGCTCAAGCGCGTCTACGGAATCGCCTCGTTGGGCGTGGGTGGGCGCATGCCCAACGGCGACGAGTTCCCGACGAATGAGCCGCTTCCCTACGACCGCCTCCACGAGATGGAGTTGTACTTCAATACGTGGGACCCGCTGAATACGGCAGGTTCCCTCGTGATGAACCAGGACCCGAACGCGCCAGATTTTCAGAAGCCACAATACATTCGTGTGGCGGGCAAGGATTACCACTCATCCCGTGCTGTGATCGCGCTCAACGAGTCGCCGATCTACATCGAATGGACGAATAGCGCATTCGGCTTTGTCGGCCGGTCGGTCTACCAGCGGGCACTCTTCCCGCTGAAGACCTACGTTCAGACGATGATTACCGATCAGGCGGTGGCCGAGAAGGCTGCTCTGTTGGTCGCCAAGATGAAGGCACCCGGCTCGGTCATCGATCAGCGCGCGCGCACATGGTTCGGGTTCAAGCGCCAAGCGATCAAGGGCGCTAAGACCGGTAACGTCATCTCAATGGGGATTGACGAATCGATCGAATCCGTCGACCTAAAGAACCTTCGCGATGCTGCCGAGTTCTCTCGGAACAACTGCATTAAGAACATCGCGACCGCGGCGAAGTTTCCGGCGGCAATGCTCTATCAGGAAACGCTGACGGAAGGATTTGGCGAGGGCACTGAAGACGCGAAGATTATTGCCCGCTTCATCGGCCGCATGCGCGTGGAAATGCAGCCGGACTACCGGTTCATGGATGAGATCGTAATGCGGAGGGCCTGGAGCCCAGGGTTCTACAAGATCATCCAGCGCAAGTACGCCGAGTATCTGAAGGTCCCCTACGAGACGGCCTTCTATGAATGGAAGAACGCCTTTACGGCGACATGGCCGAACCTGCTAGTCGAACCCGATAGCGAGCTCGTGAAGGTCGACGACACGGTGATGAAGTCGGCTATCGCCTTGTATGAGGTCGCCTCGCCGCAACTTGACCCGGTCAACAAGGCAAAAGCGACGATCTGGCTGGCTGAAATCGCGAACGAACGGAAGAAGCTTTTCTCGAAACCGCTCGAGTTGGACGAGGATGCACTCGCCTCTTACGTTCCTCCTAGTCCGCCCGAAGAACCCAAGCCCGTCGTCGAAAGCAGCCACGAATGAACGCACGCACCCAGACTTTTCAGGAGGTTCTGACGGCTGCGGTGCGCGACCTGACTGAGCACGGTTACGACGATCCCGCGCGGCTGGATGATTGGTTGCGCAAGTTGCGATTCGCTGCGATGGCCGATTTGCCGACGCCCGAGGAAATCAAGAGTCGGATGCAACTGGCGATGCAGGCCGTCTTTGACCGGACGTTCTCGAAATCGTCGATGCTGAAGTATCACCCTGGCGTGCCGCGGTTCACGATCGAGCGATTGAAGCCATTCGCCCGGGCAGAATTGGATCGCAAGATTCTTGCCGCCGCTAATTTGATCAAACTCAACCGCGAACAAGCGGTCGAGAAGATGCTCCAGCGTGCGGCGGGATGGGCAACGTCTATTCCTGAAGGTGGTTCGCGTGTCGTTGAGAAGATAGACGTCAAAGAGCACATCGCCAAGCCGATCCAGCAAGTGAAGTATGAGGCGCGGCGTTGCCAGATAGACCAGGGCGCAAAGCTCGTTTCCGCAATCAATGGCGTAGTGGCTCAGCAGACCGGCGCGATCGCCGCGACTTGGCGCAGCCACTACCGCCGGCCCGGTTACGACTACCGGCCCGACCATAAAGAGCGAGATGGGCTGATCTATCTCGTGCGCGACTCGTGGGCTCACCAGCAGGGCTTGGTCAAGCGCGGTGCGGCGGGATACACGGACGAGATCACGCAACCGGCCGAGGAAGTCTTTTGCCAATGCTGGTTCGTGTGGCTCAACGCCCTGCGAGAACTGCCGGAATCGATGCTCACCCAGAAGGGCAAGTATCTGCTCGAAGAGACTCGATTGAAACGCAAGGCAACCGCCTAACAACGCCATCATTCATTCAAGCCACCCTCCGCGGTGGCTTTTTCTTTTGGTAAGCCGCATGCCCCTCGAACACGGTTCATCGCGTGAGGCGATCAGCGCCAATATTGCGACCGAAATCCGCGCGGGCAAGGATCCGAAGCAGGCAGAAGCCATCGCATACAGCGAGGCCGGCAAGAGCCGCTCAGACGCCGAGAAAGCGACCACAAACTGCGCAGGCATCCTCTTTCGCGCGCCCGGGCCGCTCTATCTGCTCGTCAAACGCAGCGATACCGGCGAGTGGGAACAGCCGGGCGGTCATGCTGAAGGCGACGAAACTCCCGAAGACGCAGCCATACGGGAGTGCATCGAGGAGATCGGCGGCTGCCCGGATGGCGCCCGCTGGCCGGCGCGACGCAATCCCATTGCTGGCGGCGAAGGCGAATACACCTGCTTTCTACAGGACATCCCGAAGCCTTTCGAACCGAAGCTCAACGACGAGCATACCGAGTGGCAATGGGCCGCGCCCGATGCCCTGCCCGAGAACATGCTCGCGCCCGTCGCGCAGACGATTGCGTTGGTTACAGGCAACGAGCTCGACATCGCCAAGCGCATTGCCGCACGCGAGCTTTTGTCGCCGCAGATGTACGAAGGCATTTGGCTCTTCGATCTACGGATTACCGGCGTTGGTACGAGCTATCGCACGGCTCTCGACGAGTACTCATACCGCACGCCCGACGAATTCCTGACCGAGGAGTTCCGCGAGCGCTGCTACGGCCTGCCTGTCATTTTCGAACACCCAAAGAAAGGGCGACTGGACACGGATGAATTCCGCGACCGTTCGATCGGCTCTGTTTTTGTGCCCTACCTCACTGCCGACGAGGTTCGGGGCGTTGTGAAGATTCTCGATGCGGACGCCGCTCAACTGATGTTGACGACGCACGCATCGACTAGTCCCGCGGTTGTCTTCCGCGACGCGGGCTCAGCCGTCTCCGTCGAAGTTGACGGTAAGACGGTCCTTCTGGAAGGCAAGCCGTCCTACCTCGACCACCTCGCAATCTGCAAGGAGGGCGTGTGGGACAAAGGCGGCGAGCCCAGCGGAGTCAATACTGGAGAACCTACGATGGACGAAACGCAAGAACAGGTGCCGGCCTGGGCGGATGCCCTTGGCAAGCGCTTCGATGAAGCATGCTCGGCATTGAATGCGCGCATGGATGCACTCGAGAACAAGGGCGGCGATCCCGCCCAAGCCGCAGAACTTCGCCCTGATGCTGGGGGCGCGGCTGCTGCGGCTGCGGATCTCGCTGCTGCTGAAGCAGCGGGTGCTGCGGAAGAAACCGCAGAAGCCAAGGCCGCTCGCGAGTTGAAGGAGCGCAACGACGCCGAAGAAAAAGCGCGTATGGACTCCGAAGAGGCGGCCCGCAAGGCAGCCGAAGACAAGGAGCGCGCCGACTCCGCTGCCCGCATGGACGCGCAGGCTCGCGAGAACGCCGATCTGAAGGCGAAGATCGAGGCAATGAATGCTCGTATCACGTCTCTTACGACCCCGCTCTCGGTGAGCGACCGCGATCAACTCAGTGCGGCGCAAGCTCGGTGGGATTCGGTCGCGCAGATGTTCGGCGAACAAGCCTCGGCGCCGCTTCACGGCGAAAGCCCGATCGCTTATCGCAAGCGCTTGGCGGCCAAGTATCAGAAGCACAGTCCGGGCTTCAAGGCGATCCGCTTCGATTCGATCGACGACGATTCGTTTGCCGCCATCGAAGAGCAAATCCGCGCAGACGCACAGGCCTATGCGAAAAGCCCGTCCGTAATGCCCGCCGGCCGTCTTGTGCCGATCGTTCGCCACGACGCAGCGGGCCGCAAGATCACCGAGTACACCGGCGACATGAATGCATGGCTCGGCTTCTTCAAGCACGAAGGCGCGAGCGTTCGCCTTCTTGACCCCCGCCAAAAGCATTAAGGAGCCGATAGATGACCATCTCTTTTAATCCGCAGCTTACGACGTCGCCGACGAATACCTTCGTCCAGTCGACCGAGGGCTACGTTCAAGGCACGACGTTTGACGATACGTCGTCGCGCATGTGGCTGCTCAGCGGCACGATCGCGTCGAGCGTCACGCAACCCGTCTGGGGCGGCCTGGCCGTGACCGAAGAAGTCGCAACGGTCAACGCCAACTCGCTCGGCAATTCGCTGGTTCTGGCCAGCGCTGCGGGCAACGTGACCGGCATGACGGTATTCGATCAGGGCCACAACATGATCATCGTTCCCGGCAACAGCGTGCAACAAGCGCTGGCCGGCATGACGATGAACTACTACCGCTTCGGGTCGAATGCCCGTATCGCGGTGTCGGTCCTGTCGAGCCTGGTCGCTTCGCTGGAAGGTGGCGCGATCAACCAGACGTTGTACTGGGATCCTGCGTTGTTCCAGCTCACCGCCTCTGGCACGAGTGGCGCGTTTGCGCTGCCGGCGACGACGAAAATCCTGTCGTTCAATTCCAACAGCAAGATCGTCAGCTACAACTCGGGCACCGGGGCATTGACCTGGACGACGGGTAACGCTGCCATGATCCAGATCTAAGGAGCCTAAGACATGGCAAACCTCTTTCCGGCTCGGGCGCGAATCAACCCGCATTTCGCCGAGCCCGATCTCATCGTCACCTACGCGCAAGCGTCGGGTGCATTCGAAGCTCTGCAGGGCGGCAAACCCCGTGTCAAGATCAGCGAAGACGATCTGTACGTCTACGTGAATTCGCTCGACCTGCGCACCGAGGCGCAAGCCTCCCAGTCGGCACCGAATTTCCTGCCGAGCGCAACGCTCGTCGGTGAGCAATTCGGCACGCCGACCTATCTCGTGCGCACGCGCTCGGTATGGGATCGCCACGACACTGCTGCCGCGGCGAACTATAACGTCAGCCTGCCGGCCGCCCAGGCCCTTGCTGCGCGTCAGGGGCATTACCAGCAATACCGTACGTCGCTGCTCTACGGCTACCAGCCGAGCAATGGCGAGGGCCTGCTCAACGCACCCGGCGCTACGCAAGTGACGCTGCCGCCCGATCCGTACGGCAATACGACGTTCTCGACGTACGACAACGGCGCAATGGCTCTGTGGCTGCTCACGCAGATCGTCAACCTGAAGATCGGCATGTTCCAGTCGGGCGGCAAGATTCACAACAAGATCGTCGTGATCAGCCCGCAGCGCATCTTCTTGCAAGCGCAGATCGCGAACATCGTTCAGGTCACGGCCTACCAGCGTCCGGGTGCGGGCACGCAGACGACCGCGAACGTTGCCCAAGAGCAGATGAAGGAAGCCGGCGACGACCTCGTCTGGTACTTCGACGACACGCTTATCGGCAAGGGTGCGGCGGGCGCGGATGCGGTCATCCTCACGATCCCCGAGGTGGAAGTGCCGGACATCCCTGGCATCAACACCAACGTCTTCGGCGAGATGTCGCCGGCCATGAAGGCGGTGAACCTGCAATACGCAGCGATGGCCGCGCCGATCGAAATCCCGACGCCGACCGAAGATGGGGCGATCACGACGGTCTATGAAAACCGTATAACCAGTGGCTGGAACGTCCGCGGCGCTGGACTCTACATTCTGTCGATCCCGCATTAACGCTTAACCCCGCGCCTAGGATTGCGCATCCGAAAAGCCGGTTCCCTGGCCGGCCTGGTGCGGGTTCAGCATTCAGGGGAATAGCCGCCTTCGGGCGGTTTTCTTTTTAGGGAAAGAAAGATGACCAAGATTTTCGTAGCGAACGGAACAAAGCAACGCCTGAAGTTCAACTACCGCCTCCCTGAATCCAACCGGATTCACGAGCTCGAAGTTCATTCGGGGCGCCAGGAAGCGATTGGTGAAGGCTGGACCGATTCGAACATCGAGTACTTCATTCGCCAACTCGAGACGGCGGGCTTCCGTCGATCGAGCGAAACGAATGGTCGGATGGAAAACTTCTCCGGCTGGATGTATAGCCTGAACAAGCCGACCACCGAAACTCAGATTCAAAGCGGTCACGAGTCGCGCGTTGAGGCTCAAGAAAAAATCTCCGCGATCGAAGCGCAACGAGGCGCTCTTGCGATGGACCAGGCCAATCGCGCACCCCGAGACAAACGAAAGCGTCTCGCCAAAGTGACGACGGTTGAGGTCATTCAGGAAACGGACCCGCGCGGTTCTCCCACCGGCAAAGAGATTCAGATGAGCGTGTCGGTCGATGCAAATGCGCCCGAAAACGCGCGTCTGGACATCTGAGATGAAGGCATTCCGACTTTCCGATGAAATGCGCTCCGCGGTGGATGCCGCAGTTTCGGCCGCCACTGCGGAGCGCATGACTCGAGCCGAGGAAGTGAAGGCGCTGATGGCCAAGGGCATGAAGATCGTCTCGTCTCGCGGTCACTGCTCTTGGGCATTTGCCCCGCGCAAGATCGCCGCGTCGATGGGCGCTCCATTCATTGCCGTCATGCCGGCTTTCGATGATCTCCCGGCGTACCTTTCCCTCGGCGGGCAAATCATTCAGGCGGTTTAACGATGTGGGCTAACCCGACTGCGCCGAACGTCCCGGACTTCAATACGTTCGTGCTGAATCAAGGCGTGCCGTCTGCTGATCTTCCTAGCGGCACGCTTACTGCGGTCAGCATAGATGCATCTGGGAATCTCTCCGCATCTAGTTCGACGGGGACGATTGCAGTTGGCATGGCCCTGATCGGGACCGGGATCAACACGTACATCGCAACGTGGAATTCCGGGACAAACAGCGGAACCGTATCTCCGGCTCCGTCGTTCGCAGTGAGCGCCGCCAGCGCAACGACATATTCGCCTTACCTAGCATGGGCGTTCAGTGTGGCGATCGATATTGCCCTGGCGCCTCCGCCGGGGATGCCGGCGCTGATGTATGTCTTGGCTGTCTATAACCTTGGCATGCATCAACTGCTCAAAATTGGGCAGGACCAATCCGGTCAGACATTCTTCGCCGATCAACGGAAGGCATTCAATCTTCTGACTTTTCAGGCTGGCCCAGTGGCATCGTCAGCGGACCAATCGACGTCAGAAACCTTGGTGACGGCCGACTTCATCAAGGGCCTGACGATGCAGGGGTTGGATCAACTCAATACACCATGGGGCCGCGAATATCTGGCGTACGCCCAGATGTACGGGCCGAGCATCGTCGAGGTTAGCTGATGGTCACTTTGAATCTCGGTGTAGTCGATGTGGCTTATACGGAAGATGGCAAGTCGACGACGACAGGCGATGTCGCCGAGTTTCTGGAGGCTGACTACCATGTCATGCGTACGTTCCTCGAATTGCATGAGGACGAGATAGGAAACTTTCTCGCTGATGCCATGGTGGGCGAGATCGAATCGCTAGCCCAAGGTAAGCCCGTGCTGGCGTTAGCCAGCCGAGATGTGTCGACCCACCTAGGCGACCGCGTGATTTCAGGGCAGAGCGTCAACGGCCGGATCGAGGAAGCGTTCCGCGACTATCTGGATTCCGGGGAGTGGAACCGAACGAGCGGACAGAAGGTTGCTGCTGCTGACGCCGGCATAAACCACCGAAAGAAAAACCCTTACTCCCAAAAAAACAAGGCGCGCGCTTCATTCGTGGATACCGGGCTTTATCAGGCCAGCTTTCGCGCATGGTTGGATAACACATGAGTCTGATTTCAGAAGCCGCAGGCGCACCATCGCAACTGGCCGCATCGCTTGCCGCTGGCGTCGCCCAGATATCGAGCAACCAGACAGTTTCGTTTCAGCAATACACCAAATCGACACTACCGACTGATGGGTATGTGTTTTGGGTCGCAAGCGGATCGAGTCAGTCATTCACGGGATCCCTGCACGTACTAACCGACCGAAAGCAGGAAGAAGACCAGACCATCGCGGCAAACAAGATGGTATTCACTGCGACCGAAGAAGTGTCGCAATTGAATGCGATCGCTCCAGGCACGATGTGGGTCGGTTCGTGGGTTGTCGACGCTGCAACGCTTCGGGTGGCCTTCTCGGAAACTGGCGCGAATTATCGTCAGGCTGGGCTTTGGCATTACCGCGGCTTCGCGGTTTATCCGGCGCTCTCCTCGCAACTGATCGCGAGCTCAGCCGATCTGCCTGTCGAGCCGATCGCATCGAACAGCCTGCCGATCTGGCTGTCGCAAACGACATTCCAAACCACGACGGTTCCGGTATATCCGTCCTTCCTCGTGCCCGACAACGTCGTCCCGCCCTATGTGGTGGCGCACATCGAGCCCGACATGACGGAGGCGCCGTCCTTCCCGATCTACCAATGGCCGGGGAACCCGACGCCGCCGACAAACCTGCAGCCGATGGCGAGCTCGCAGCTTGCGAAAGACAACGTGAAGCTGACGCTGTATGGATTCACGAATCAAATGGCGATTCAGTATCTCGCCATGCTGATCGATTACTCGGTCAATACGAACAACTTTGGATTCGGCAACACGCCGGTCCCTCGCGATGACAAGCGGCCCCAAGTCGAGATCGCCGCGATCGCCATGAAAAAGACGATCCATATCGTCGCCTGGTACTTCCAAACGACGGCCGATGCGGTCGCCCGACGACTGATCCTTTCTGCTGGATTCTCTTCGATCACAACCTGACGGGGCGTTCCCGCTGGTTCTTTCTGCCCGCCTCGAGCGGGCTTTTTTATTTGGAGTCTTGGAATGCCCCAATACCCTCTCGCTCCGGTGCCGGGCGGCACTGCGACGACGCTCGATATCACGGCCGCAACGGTTATCAAGAGTTCGCCTGGCCGCGTATTCACGGTCTCGGTTGTGGTGGCCGGCTCTGCTGCCGGTGCCGTCTACGACAGCGCATCGACCAGCGGCAATACGGCTGCCGATCAGATTGGAGTGATCCCCAACACGGCGGGCGTCATCAACTTCAACGCTATGCCCACGGCGACCGGGATCGTTGTTGCGCCCGGCACGGGCCAAACGCTCGCCGTTAGCTGGTCTTAACTCCCGGAGCCCGCCTAAATGGCAACCACCATCACTCCGACGATCGTAACGGTTAATACCACCGTTACGCGGGCGCCGGCTGTCTCTCAGCTTCAACAGAGCGGCGCTTACGTGTCTGCGGGCGGGACGACTCTTACCCCCGGGACGTATCAATACTGCGGTCAACTTTCGCAGGTCACGGCGATTCTTGCCGCTCCGCTCGCATTGACTAGCCTCGCGTGGGCGTCGGGAACCGTAACGGCTACTGCGACGGCCACTCTTGAGCTGACGAGCGGCGCGACGTTCACGACGACCATTGCGGGAGTAACTCCGTCTGCTTACAACGGGACGTACGTCGCTACGGTGACGGGCGCGAACACGTTCACGTTCGCGCTTGCGGCGAATCCCGGCTCAGAAACGATTTCGGGAACGTACACGCCGCCCTATTCGGCGTTCCTGCTGGACGCCGCCACGACGCATTTCGCGCAAGGCAATTCGGTCGGCTTGTATGTGCTCGAGCTGGGCACCGAAACGTCTACCGCCAATGCCATCACGGCGCTGCAAACGTGGATCACCGCAAATTCCAGCCCGCAAGTGTTCTATGCCTATCTGGTGCCGCCATCCTGGGATCACGATGCCGCCGCGGCGCTGAACACGATGACGGCGAACTACGAAAGCCCGAGCGGGCAAACGTACTTCTTCGTCACCACGACGGTTGCGAATGTCTCGACGTACGCGGCGAATAAGGCTGTCGTCACGCTGGTCCCGAGTCCGACGCAGGCCTCGACCGAGTTCCAAATGGCGGCGATGTTTTACCAGTGGCTCGTCAACAAGCCAGGCTCGGCCAACCCGCTCGCGCCTATGGCTTATCGGTACGTGTACGGCGTGACGCCATGGTCGCCCAATGGCAATCAGACGAACATCAATACCGTTTTGACCGCCTATGGCAATCTGATTCTGACCGGTGCCGAAGGCGGCGTATCGACAGCGTGTCAATTCAAAGGCACGACTATGGATGGAGAGCAGGCGTCCTGGTGGTACGGAATCGACTGGTTCCGCATTCAGGTTAAGCAAGCCCTTGCCAACGCGATCATCAACGGATCGAACAGCAATCCTCCATTGATCTACAACCAGCATGGCATCAATACGCTGCAGTCCATCGCCCAAAGCATCGGCGACGACGCAGTGCAATTCGGCTGCGCGCTGAGTGCGGTGATCAATGCTGTTTCGTTCGCCACGTACACGGCGCAAAACCCGAGCGACTACAACAGCGGTATTTACGACGGCCTGTCGGCGACGGTGGTTGGACAGAATGGATTTCTTACGTTGACCTTCGATTTAGACGCAGTTCAATTCGTGGGCTAAGGGGTAAATCAAAATGGCAAATCCTTACCTCACCGCTGGCCCGTTGAATCGCGTTCGGGTGCATGTCGTTGTGCCGGCTACGCCGACACTGAACATCACCGCTCAATTCATGGGCAAGTCTTTTGCCCGCGTCGAATTCGAAGGCGATTGGACGCATCAGGTGGAGACCGGAACGGGCGTCGTGAACTCGCCGGAGCCGTACGTCATGTCTTCGATCACGGTCGGGCTATTGCGCCCACAAACGCTCTCCGCGAGTTGGCTGGCTCAAGCGCAGAACTCGACGCTGTTGGGCGACGTCACGATCTACAGCGATACGTCGGCATGGCCGCCGATTACGCTGAACGATACGGCGATTCGCGCGATCGATCCGGGCGCATTCGATGGCACTGACCCGGTTGTTCGGCTGACGCTCCGAGGCACATTCAACATTAACGGGGCGCTCTGGTCATTGAGCTAACGCTTTGCTGCGGCTAGGAACGCGATCCGAAAGCCGGTTTCCCTTGCCGGTTGCCGCAGCATCTCAATAAGGGCTGATGAAGGGATCAGGATGAAGATTGATGAGCAACGCCGGTTGGTATTGCCGGTCGTGACGGATTTCGTCACCAAAAAGGTACACGACAAGGAAGTGACCGACGAAGTCGTGCGGCTGTGGGCTTACCACACGCCCATTTCGCGCGAGGTCTTCGAGCAGCATTTCCGCGTGCTGGCTGCGACGAAATCCGCTCTCGCCGGCAAGGGCATGCACTATCTCACCCAATCGGGGCCTCGCATCTCTGCATTGCTCTTGAAGGACGAGGGCCGCAAGGACGCGATCGCCCGAGGGCTTGTCGACGAAACCGGGAACGTCCGAGACGACGAAACCAACGCTCTCATTGGCGAGTTGAAGCGCCTCACGATGATCTTCTGCCCAGGCCCGCATGGCTGGGACATGCTACCCGTCGATACCGCCATCTCGAGCGGAAAAATCGAATCGGAAGACTGGGAGGAGGTGCTCGCAGGGATCGTTTTTTTTACCTGCAACTATGCGATGGCGCGCAAGGCAAATCGCGAGGCGACGGCGAAAGCGTATGCATCTTTTCTGGATGCCTCGATTACATCATCTTCACCTACGGAATTCGTCGCTTCCTTACCGAACTCGACGCCGGTCGCACCTACGAAAGCAACACAGTCCTCGATTCCATCCTGAGTTGGATGTCAGGCGAAGGGTTTGACGAGTTCTTTGAACGGTACAACTCCCCCTTTCACTCGGCCCTGCACTATCGCCAACGCTACTTGCTAGACGCCCTCAAGAGACCATGACAGCCAAGAGCATTATTCAGGTCGACATCGATCCAGAGGGCAAGTTTGCGGCGTTCTACGGCCTCTTCCAGGAATACCAGAAGAAGCTGGCCGACATGCCCGAAGACTGGAAAAAGGTCGTCGGCGTGCTGGGTGATGCGGGCGGAGAGATGGAGGATTTCTCCAAGTCTTCGAAACACTCGCAAGAATTCCTGATGATCGCGGCAATCCAAGCCGATGCCATCACGAAGGCGATGCACAAGGCTGGTGGTGTTCAGGACAAGTTCAATACCAAGGCCAAGGATGGCGCGAAGCAGATGGGCCTGATGGCTCGCGCATCGAAGGAGATGCACAAAGACATCTCTCGGATGAGTGGCATGCTTTTGAAGCTTGGTGCCCTCGGAGGCGTAGCTCTCTCCGGGCCGGCCGCCGTGTTTGCATCCGTAAATGCACTGGCTGGCCAGAATCTGCAGTCTCGCGGTCTTGGCTTGAAAATCGGTCAGTCGCAAGCGTTCGCAGCGAATTTCGAAAAGTTCGGGCTGGGCACCTCCGATCTCGGAAACATCGCGAATGCCCAGGGTGATGTGTCGAAGTGGCGTGCGTTGATCTCGGCCGGTCTCACGCCGCAACAGATCCAGAACGAAGACGCCGAGCAACTGACATACGACTTCGCTCGAGCGGCGAGCGGGAAATACCGAGAGTGGCAGAAATCCGGGTTGCCCGCGGCATCGATGGCTCAAGCCTACGGCTTCACTGACTTCCTCTCGCTGCAACAACTGCGCACGGGGGCAAGTTACGGCGATCAAGAGTGGCAAAAGGCGCAGCAGAAAGAGTTGATCGCGGCGCAAAAGGCCGCCGTTGATCAAGGCACCGCAGATCAGGCGTCGGACGTGAAGGCTGCTCTCAAATCGGACTGGGCCGAGGTCATCAACACGTTTAACGACCAACTCGCCAATGCCGGCCCGGAGCTTAAAACGATGGCCGATGCCGCGGCGGCGGCTGCGATCAATCTCCTCAAGGTGGCTGGGCCGGAAGCTAAGAGCCTGCTCGACGCGCTCGAAAACCCGGGCGTCGCTCAGCCCAACGAGGGGCGCGTTACCTCCGGGCTTAGGTCAATGGGTAACTGGCTGCGCAGTAACATTCTTAGCATGTCGACAAGCCCTACTCAGATGGAATCCGCGACTGGACTGCCATCCGGCATCTTGGCGGCTCAATACCAAATCGAATCGGGTGGCGGAAAGCATTTACTTTCGCCTAAGGGCGCACAAGGGCCGATGCAGTTCATGCCCGGCACCTGGCGGCAATGGGGAAACGGTGGAGACATCAATAATCTTCAAGACTCCATGGATGCGGGCGCTCGGTACGACGCCTACCTGCTGAAACGATACGGCGGGGACGTTCGAAAGGCGCTAGCGGCGTACAACTGGGGCATGGGTAACAGGGACCAACCTCGATTGGATGCCGACATCGCTGCTCACGGCGACGATTGGGAGCGCTATGCGCCAAAGGAAACCCAGCAGTACATCAGCAAAATTCTGGCTCTGATGGCCCGTAACGGGCAAGGCGTAAAAATCGACATCACCAATTCGACTCCGAGCCGCGTAGCGGTCTCCATGAACGCAGCGCCGCATTGATATGACCCAACCGGTATTCGCAACAGCCTACGATCTCGCCTTCCAGGTGAGCCCGATCATCCTGGTCGGCGGCATTGCGGCGAACGCGTTGGGTGGCATGCTGCCTATCATTGCGCTGACGGGGCAGACGGGCTCAGCGATTCAGGGCGCGCTCTCGAGTGGAAGCCTAGGAACCGATGATTTCTTCGCGCGGTTCGTGCCGGTTCCTGGATCGACGTTGGTAAGTCAACAAGTGGCGACATTCCCATTCGCGAATCAGCAGGTAGCAGCAAACTCCACTATCCAAAATCCGTTGGCGATTAGCCTGCGGATGATCGCGCCGGTCAAGGACACGGCGGGCTATCTCACGAAGCTCGCCGTCTGGACCGCGCTGCAAACATCGATCGTCGCACACAACGCCGCGGGCGGAACCTACATCGTGGCCACGCCGGCAAGCATCTATTCGAACTGCTTGCTGCTTGACGTCGTGGATGTCACTGGTGGCAGCACCAAACAGCAGCAGATCGAATATCAATGGAATTTCGTGCAACCGCTTATCACCGGACAGCAAGCGACGAATGCGTACAACTCGCTCATGTCGAAGCTATCGGGCGGCGGTCAAGTGACGCCCCCGACCACAGCAGGAACGTCGTTCTGGTCCAACCCTAGTGTGGCCATCGGATCGGCCGCGCAAAACGCGCTATCCAATGTCGGGCAATTCGCCGGCGTGGTGAATCAATATCTATCGAGCCCCGTGTGACGACGCTCATTCCTTTCTCACCGGTCAACACAGCGAGCCCGCCATTCTCGGCTCCGTTGACCCTTGATGGCGTGAGCTACATGGGCAACGTGACGTGGAACGTCTATGGGCAACGATGGTATCTGACGATCGTGGACCAGAATGGCAATACGATCTGGTGCGGGCCGATGGTCGGGTCATCGCTAACCTTCGATGTCGCGCTGGCACCTGGCGTTTTTTCGACATCCAAGATTTTATACCGCGAAGACACAGGGAACATTGAGGTAACGCCGTGAGCAGGTATTACTCGCTAACGCTTACGCCTCAAGGGCAAACGACTCCGACGCAGACATGGACGTCTCATCCTGGCGGGATTTTTGATCCTGCGGCGCTAAACATCGAATACGACGCGTTGATCGGACCATACGGTACGCCCAATGGGGCCTCGTCGATCACCTTGCAGGGCATCGGCCTCCAAAACCTGACTCAGCCCCAGCAGTTCGCCGGCATGACGTTGGAGCTCAAGGTGGGGATGAAGGCGCCAGGGCTGCCGCTGATCAATCCGGCTCAGGCCGGCACGGTCCTCCGCGGTCAGGTCTTCCAGTGCTTCGGAAATTGGGAGGGAACTGAGCAGACGCTCGATTTCGTCGTCATCCCAGGGGGCTACACCGTCGATAACCCAGGCGATATCGTCCTATATTGGACCGCCGGTATGTCGCTTGATGCTGCGCTGAGGCAGACGTTCTCGGTCGCCTACGCAGGCGTTCCGGTGGACATGAATATCAGCCCGAACATCACGCAGAACTTCGACGAAATCCATGTCTGTGGAACCCTGGACCAACTCGCTCAGATAGTCGGAGACATCACCGAGGGCATGTTCGACAACCGCGTGTCGATCGGCATTCAAGCCGGTCGCATCGTTGTGTTTGACTCGACCTATTCGCCGTCTCCGGTGCAACTTGTCTTTACCGACTTCGTGGGGCAACCAACCTGGTTGGCGGTGAACACGATCCAGTTCAAGACGGTGGCTCGAGCAGACCTTCGCATGGGTTCAGTCGTGAGGATGCCGCAGGGATATCAAAACCTGCCGGGTTTCGTCACGACGACGTCTAACTCGTACCCTTCTACCGTCAAGTATCAGACTGCGTTTCAAAACAACTTCATCGTCCAAGAGCTTCGTCAGATCGGAAATTTCAGGTCAAAAGACGCTGCTCAATGGGCGACGATTGCTAACTGCGTGATGAACCCAAATGGCTGAGAACTCCGCAAAGCTTTGGTTCCAGCAGAAAGCAAATCAACTGGCGATCAATCGCATCACGCAGGCGATTGAGAATCAGGGATATGCCCTACCCTGCCACGTCGTAAAGGTCGCGGGCGCGGTCGTGACGGTCGCATTCGATGTCCAAAATTCCCCGCAGTCGTTGCCGAACATCACGATTCCGAAGGCCGAAAGCCCTTGGATCAGGATGCCAACCCAGGTAGGCGATAAGGGCGTGACGATGCCGGCCGACGTCTATCTCGGAGGGGTATCGGGCATAGGCGGCGGCACCGCTACCATGACCCGCCGCGGTAATCTTTCAACGCTGGTCTTCGTTCCGGTCAGTAACGTCGGATCCCCGCCGATCGATCAAAACGCGGCCCAAGTACAGGGGCCGAACGGCGCGATCATCCGAACGACAACGGGCACGACCTCCGAAATCGTCACGAACACGAGTGGGACGACGGTCACTTTCGGCAACAATACGGTGATCGTGAATGAGTTAGAAACAGCACTGAATTTTGGTTCGACATCACTCGTCTTGGACTCCGCCGGTATCACCATGACATTTGGTGCGAGCACCATCGTCTTCAATGGCGCCGGGTTGAGCATCAACGGCGCTCTATATGAAGACCATACCCACCCATACTTTCCGGGAGGTGGGAATGAAACGGAAACCGGGCCACCACAAGGATAATCAAAGGCCGCCGGTAGCGCTCGCGAACAACAATACTAACGCCACAAGAATGGCAAGCGTTGCCAGAAAGGCGGTGATGGTTTTTTTTAAATCTTCCACGGCTTACCTCAGTTTGAAGTCATCGGGAGAAAATCTTGGACACGCGTCGCACATCTTGGCAACGCCTTCCGCCTGGATTTGATCGCGTACCGATGACGGATGGCCGGGCTGAGCCTCGAACCATTGGAGCATGTAGGCGCAAGGGAACACGAAGTTTCCTTCATCCGAGGCGGCCGTGATATGGCGGAACATCGGATGAATGTGCTCGAGCTTGAGTCGAGCATGAACCGGGAAATACGGAGAATCGATAGTCCGCTGGCAGTGAGCCCGCCAATCGTCTGCATGGCACGAATCCGAGAAGCATCTCAGCACCGACTCCAAGTCATAGGCCTGTTTCATCTCGCCGATGACCATGCGGCCCCGTACGTAGAAATGCGTCCCTTTCCACCCGCGGGCGTAGTGGATCAAGTCGATCGCTAGCTCGACACCGTCAAGTGTCGCGTCGAAACCAGCCACATAGATTTTCATTGACTCCAGATCGCGCTCGATAAACAACGCAGCGCGTCTTGCCACATCCATTGCCAGATCGAATGCCCCTGACCGGCTGCTCACGAACAGCACCAGCGCAAGGTAGTTGTGGGACAGCGCGCAGAGATGGTCGTGAGTGAAAAAGGTTGGCGGATGCGTCTCGGGCATAGCTTAATAGGTCAGAAATGCGCACATGGGGCAGAACCTACAACGAAGATGGCTCGTACCAATGGGTAGAAATAACGACGGATGAGAATGGATTCTCCGACAACTGTTGGCTGACTACCCTCGTTCAGGCGTTAAAACTTAACCTCGGCGAATCGCCGTTCTACGCAAATCTCGGTATTCCCCAGTATCAAACCATCATGACCCAGGTCATGCCGAGCTACTACGTATCGAACATCCAGCAGTACTTCGCGCCGAAATTCGCATCCCTGGCCATCATCCAGGTTCCGGGCCAGTACCCGCCAGTCTACAACGTCACCGCGGTATGCCATAGCGGGGCCGTGATTAATCAAACGATCGCCACATGAGCACTATCAGCCCGACGTCTATTCCGTTGGTGATGACGCTTGCCGGTCCCACGCCGACGCCGGTCGCCACGCTCTATGCGGCTCTCATCAACTACGTTGCGACGCAGCAGCCCGGCTATACCGTTCTTCCCGCCGGCTTGATTGATGACATCAGTGGGACCGATGTTGCCGCGCTGACCGCGATCGACCAGGCTCGAGTCGAGGCTATCAGTTCAGTCACGCCGTACGGTGCGAATGCTTATGTGCTGGCGCAACTCGGCGCTCAATTCGGCATTCCGCAGGGCGTCGGCGCAAACGGCAGCGTCTATGTCCAATTTTCTGGCCCGGCCGGCTATGTGCTGCCCCGCGGCTTTCTGGTAAGCGACGGGACCAACCAATACGCCCTTCAAGATGGCGGGGTAATCCCAACGAGCGGCACCACAACGCTTCTGTACGCTGTGGCCACGAGCAGCGGGACGTTCGCGATCCCCGCAAATACGGTTACGCAACTTGTGACCTCGGTTCCGAGTGCGTACACGATAACCGTCACGAACCCGCAGGCGGGCGCACCGGCCACGTCGACGGAAAGCCCGCAAGACTATCGCGCGCGCGTGCTACAGGCTGGCATCGTAACCTCGGTGGGAACCCCGGCATATCTTAAAACCCTGCTCGGAAAGATTACAGGCGTTCAGCAAAGACTCATCTCGATCAACCAAGTATCGGGCGGCTGGCAAGTCATCTGCGGCGGCGGTGATCCATACGAAGTGGCGAATGCGATTCTGCAGGGCGCGGGAGATATCGCGCTGCTGAAAGGCTCGCAGATGGTCATCACCGGCATGACGAACGCGAACCCGGTCGTCGTCACCACGAACCTCGCAAGCAGCTTTGCTGTTGGATCGACCTTTACGGTCACGGGCGCCACGCCGAGTGCGTTCAACATCACTTACACGGTGGCATCGGTCTCCGGCACATCGATTACGACCACGACCAATGGCAGCGGATTCGGATCCTACACCGGGGGCGCGACATTCTCGCCCAACCCTCGGAATGTCAGCGTCTCACTTTTCCAGAACCCGAACACGTACAACCTTCCCTACGTGAATCCGCCGGCGCAAAACGTAGCGGTCGCAGTGACATGGAATACCACGCTGCCGAATTTCACGGCCGGGGGATCGGTTGCGCAACTCGCAGCACCTCAGTTGCAAGCCTATTTGAACTCGATCTATGCCGGCCAGCCGATCAATTTGGACGTCATGATCAGTACGTTCCAGCAGGCGGTCGCTTCGGTCATTGACGCCCAGAACATCACGACGCTGCAATTCGCGGTAACGATAAATGGCGTGACCGCGACGCCCTCGGCCGGCACGAACATCATCGCATCGGACCCAGAAAGCTATTTCTTGTGTTCGAGCACCGGCGTAACGGTCAATCAGGGGTGATGCATGCAAATTGAATCATTTGCCGTCACGCCCATCCAGCAAACGATTCCGAGCTATCTCTACGCCGAGTATTCGGACGATCCAAACCTGCAGGCATTCGTCGATGCCTACAACTCGCTAACGCAGGGATACCTGGATTGGTTTAACCAGACGCCGCTCGGGCTGTACACGTCACCATTTATCAATGGCCCGCTGCTTGATTGGATCGGGAGAGGCGTTTATGGGATCGGCCGACCGGTGCTCGCCACGACATCGACCTCCAGGCGCGCCGGATACAACGCGAATGCCTACAACGAAATCTCGTACAACGGCCAGTTTTACGCATCGACGCAGACGGCATCGATCGCCACGGACGACATTTACAAGCGAGTGATGACGTGGCATCTGTACCGCGGCGACGGCCAGCAGTTCTGCATGCAATGGTTGAAGAATCGGATCAGTCGATTCGTCAATGGCGTCAACGGTGGAGATTGGCCGGTACTGAATGACCCTCCGTCGATTTCGGTGTCTGGGACGACGTTCACGGTCACGGCCTATGACAGTGTGCCGTACGAAGCGCTGAAGGAATGCTATGCGAATTCGGACCTTCAGTTCCCGTTCGAATACACGCTTAGTTTCGTCACCGATAGCTTCGTCAATGACGGCGGGGTGCTCTATCTACCGTACGCCCTTACGTACCCGATCAGCCCGACAGGCTTAACGCCAGGAGCGGTTTGGTGGAATGGTGGCGTGATCTCCGTCATTCCTGGCGTTACCCCCGATCCGTCTGCCCCTCCTCTTTACTTTCAGTACACCTTCCCCGCGCAACTTCTTGCGCTTGGCGGCGGAAATCTTCCGCTCTCAAATCCCGGCTCCGGTACCGGGCAACTTTGGAACAACGGTGGCGTCGTCTCGATCGCCTAGCGACTAATGACCATTTTCATGTTTGCGAACAACGTCGATACGACGTTGGCGGGACCTATTTCGTCTACCGCTACCTCGTTGACGCTCGCGAGTACCGCATTTCTGCCGGCGTCGATCCCATCCGGACAAGTTCTAGTCATTACCTTGAACGATCAGGCGACCCGTCAAAACTTCGAGGTCATCTATGCCACGGCGATTTCTGGGGCCACGCTGAGCGGTTTGCTTCGCGCACAGGAAGGTACCTCGGCTTTGTCGTGGTCGACCGGAGACTTCGCATACAACTCGCCGACATTGGGGCAGCAATCGAATTTCGGGCAACTGCCAGCCGATAACTCGTGGAGTGGGTCTAACAGTTTCAGTCAGCCCATCCTCGCGGCGAACGGACAAATCTCGGGAGTAGTTGGGTCAGTTCGCAATGCGAAGATGAGCATACCGGTATCGAGCGCTGTTGGGTCATGGTCGGCTGATGAAGTCGTGCTCGAAAGCGCGCTAGGCGGTCTGCGGTATTGCATCGCATCAGCCATCGGATCGGTCAATCTAGGCTCTGTCGGTGCTGGCGGGATGGATACCGGAAGTTCTCCGGCAAGTGGTTACGTCGCGATTTACGCCATCTACAAGCCATCGACAGCCACATTCGGCCTGCTCGCCACGAATGCGTCGTCAGCCACGGCGCCAAGCGTCTACGCAGGCGGTCACATGCCCAGCGGATATACGGCAAGCGCTCTCGTTTCTGTGTGGCCGACGATCGGTAACGGCCAATTCGCCGCGGGATTCCAGTACGACCGCGACATCTACATCCAGCCTTCAACGGTTCTGTCGACCTCCACGCAACAAGCATCCTTCACGCCACTTTCGATTAGCGGGGCCGTGCCGCCCAATGCGAAAAAGGCGAGCGGCTACATGATCGTGAGTTCCACGCTCACCGGGAACAATCTCGGTCAGATCGCCTCGACGTCATCGGCGTTTGGCTCAACAGAAATATCCGGCGCTGGAACGCTGACCTCTGGGCAGTTTGCGACGCCGCTTTCCACGCCGCAACTACTTTATTACACGGCAACGGTTAGTTCTGGCGCCATGTCGGCCAGCATCGCCATCTCGACCTATTCCTTCTAGCCATGGCCACGAAGGTGTTTGTTCAATATTCCGATGCCTCTCAGGCGGCGTTGGCATCTGTGTTTGGCTGTCCACAAAACCAGGACGTGTACCCAAATCAAGATCAGATTCCATCGAGCGATGCGCGCTATGGAACGTACTTCAGCAACCTACCTGTCTTAGTGCAGGCGCATTTGATTCGCCCCGGAGACTGACTATGCGCATACATGGGCTACCTCAGCCTTTAACCGGCAGTGAAATTGTGACGATTTTGCAAGAGCAAAACGGCGAGAAAGCCGAATGCTCGATGCCGCTTTCCATGCTCACTTCCATTATCGGTTCCGGCACTTCATGGGTAGCCGATCTGCCGACTCAAAAGCCGTCCGTCCCTGGTGTCGTTTGGAACGATGCCGGCGTAGTTTCCATCTCCTGACGATCACATGAAGAAACTTCTTCTTGCGGCGCTGTTTGCGCCGCTGGTGGCGCTCGGCCAAACCTATCCGTCGCCGACGTTTCAAAACACCACGATAACGGGAACGTTGACGGCCGGCGCACTCAGCGCTTCGACGCTATCGGGTGCGACCATTCCATCGGGTGCACTCTCGATCGTCGGGCAATACGCGACGCTCACCTCAACGCCGCAAACCGCATCGATGCCGAGTGCGACGCTTTATGCGGTTCCCTCTAGTGGAGCGGGGCTCTATCTCGTGATTGTGGACATCCAATGTACGACCGCTGGTACCGCAGGCACCGTAAGCGCATCGCTTGGGTGGAACAACGGATCGGCATCGGCAAGCGTATCGACCGGCTCCATGAGTCTGACGACGCTAGGCAATGAGACGACGCAGATGTTCGCCGTCAACTCTGCCGCAAGCCAAAACATCACCTATTCGACGACCGTCTCGGGAGCCACGGGCTCACCGCAATATTCGATCCGCATGCGAGTGGTTTTCTTGGGATAAAAATATGAATTACTTCAGCTCGGATTCCGCCCAAGTAAGTTATGTTGCAAATGTCACTGGCCCTGCCACCAGGTCGTCTCATGACAAAATGAGCGACATTTGCGACCTACGAGACTTCAATGGACTTGATCTGACCGGCGCAAACGACTGCACGAGCATCGTTGATAACGCGATGGCGCAAGCAGGAATTGTCAATGCCCCATTCGGCACTGTCGCAGTTCAATATGTTAAAGCCAGAAGCAGCACGCAACTTCGCGGCAATGCGAGAGGTTCTGGCGGAAATCAAGGCACGATTTTCAAGTTCATATCGTCTGGTGCGTCTGGTTTGTATGCGGCAACAAAGGGCACGTCGCAAACCTTCGATTTTGAAATGTCCAATATCCAATTCTTGGACAGCGCTGGTTTGGCGAGAGTACTGGATTTCACCGACATGATGTTTTGTCGGATCGACGATTGCTTTGCTTATGGATATGGTGGCGTCGGATCGTCAGCACTGTATTTAGGTAGCACGAACACAAGCCTCCAGGCAACGTATAACAAGATTTTTGGTCTATACACGGGAAACGTGCAGTACGGCACCTATTACCATGATGGAGCGAACGCAAACACCATCCTGGGCGGTCGCGCGCAATCCAGCCTGACCAATGCAATTGGCCATCTTTTCGCTCCGTCCGGCTTTAATCTTGTCAATGCCAATGTTCTAATAAATATTGGCGTCGAGCAACCCGGCAATACGATGACCGGCGTGCAATTAAATGGCAATACGGGCGGCACCACTCTTGTTTCCCCGCGCCTCGAGTCTCTGCTAAACGGGGTCGTGATTGGTGCCACCGATGTTAATGTTTCACTTGTCGACCCGAAATACTATGGCTGCACAAACGAACTTGTCGATGCCTCCGAGGGTAAGGCATTCCTAAATGGAACATCAGCTGGATTGGGTGGCCCGAACGCGCAAATAAACTATGACGGCACGTCAAACACGATCATCAAGGCTGTCAATTGCACAATTTCAAAAAGCGCGACTGGACAATACGTGATTTCCGGACTTCCGTTCGGAAATACAGGCTTCACGCATAATCTGTGCTGCTCAACAGGTCGGCTCGAATGGACGATCGTGAGTTCGTCTACCGTCAACGTGTTCACCTACAACTCGAGCGGTGTCGCAGCGGATGCCGCCGTCGTTGGGACCTTTTTCCAGTAGGTTTGCACCGGGAATGGGGGTGGCTATGCCTCACGGGTTTTCTGGTAACATCGCGCGAAAACGAGGGGGCCATGAGACTTTTTGCATCAATTTTACTTGCTGTTTGGTCGGTCGCAGCGGTGGCGGGTGGCCACTGTGCGCTGCGTATCGGAGAGAATCCTGTCGTGCTGCACGACTTCGGACGCATGCGGATAGCAGAATTCGCGCCGACCTATATTTGGTTCGACAAGACGGCAGGCAACTTAGTCCCGAGCGATCCGCAGGCCGTTTCTGCGAACACGTTTAATTACAACACGCTTTACCGCGTCCAAGACAACGGGGGCGATTCGTGGTTTTTTCGATTCCCTGGCGAATGGTTTGACAGTGCAAAGACCCATCGAACTGCCTTTTGGGGCGTCCAATGGGCAGACGGGAAATATCCGCAGGTGCCGGGAAATTATCAGGTGTCTTCTGTCTCTGCTGCTCGCCCCCAGTCGGGCAAAAGAACGCTTGTGACCATCGGCGACAGCATGACATGGTTCGACAACGGGCAGTCATTTCGATGCAAGCTTGCCGAAAAGCTGCCGGGGTATCGCTTCATTGGCTCGCATACCGATTCATTCGGCTTCGGTCATGACGGTCATGGTGGCGACAACTCTTATCAGACGCTACAGCGGATCAACGAAGTCCCGACAAGCGATGCCTATTTTTTGCTCATCGGCTCGAACGACGGGGGCATGTATCCGAAGGGCACGGCGAGCAATATTTCGGGCATCGTGAAGGCCTTGTTGCGCCGAGGAAATCGCCCGCATGTGTATGTAAGCACGTTGCCGATTCGAGGCGACAAGTTGGCTTATTTGGTCCATGAGCGAAACGCGGCGATCAGGCAATGGTACGCAGCCTGTGGATGCCATGCCAACGTCACGCTAATCGATACGCATGCAGTGATGCAGCGGGAACCGGGCGCGTTGGCGAAATACATCAACCCGGCTCCCGATCTGATCCATCCCTCGCCTGCCGGCTACGATCTGTTGTCGGACTTGATTGCGCGCACCATCACCGACGAAGACAGCGTGAGCATCGCAAAGGGCGCTCATCGTCCAGCCATGGCCGTTCTCATCAATGAGTCAGCAGATTCGCGACCAGCGGTGACAAGATAACTGCCTCACGCTGGGCTTTGATCTGGTACATCGCCGGATTGGGGTGAATGCAGTCAGCAAAGTAACCTTTCCAGTCCGGCAGTGTTTGAATGTAGGCCCACTGCGAGATCAGCGGAACGTCCATGTCCTGCGCGACTTGATCCATGACTTTCACGTAGTCGCCGAGGTTGGCGCGGGCCGGATCACACGAAGGATTCGGCTCTTCCAGTACCGGCGTCTTGCCATATTGGCGGGCCGTCGACACAAAGTCGATCAGTAGCGCCCGGTATTGATCGAGCGTTTCGCCGACCACGTCGTCGTTCAGGGCGTGATTGACGATCGCGATTTTTGCGGTCGAGGTTTGCATCTGCGTCGCCCAGGCCGGATGCATGCCATCTGAGCCGCTGATGAGCTCTTCCAGCGTTGTAGCGCCTTTGCCTTGATCCGACACGCTCACGCCGGCGCCGTAGATGCCCTGCAAATACTGTTGCAGGTAGTACGGCGCGTTGTATTGCGTGTATGCGCCGGTCATCGGAGACGTCGAAGCGAAGCCCCACATTGTCGAATCGCCGTACGACTCAATGAGGACTATCGGGGTTATGGTTGCCGGGGACGCCACCGTCTGAGTCGCAGTCGATGACGAGGGCGCCTGCGTATTGCCGCCTCCGCCCCCACCACACGCCGTCAGCGACACGGTCGCGCAGCCGAGCGACATCGCTATGACTGCAGCTCTCCATCGGGCGCCTGGCGTCGCTGCGTTTCGCTGATCTCGATCGTTGCGCCGACCTCCCTGCACCAGTCGAAGAGCTGGTCGACGGTCGCGGTGCGATTTAGCAGCGCCGCCGCAAGAAACAGCATGGGAAGGCTCATTGGCCGCGGCTCCGTGCCGCCGCAGTACTTGTGCCACTGCTGGGAACTGGCGAGTCCGAACAGTTCTGCCATCTGCGAACCGGAATATTTCAGACGTTGCTTGAGGTCGCGTAGATCCTGCGGCGATGGCGGCTCGTAACGAATGGACATGGGCAAGTAAGCGCCGAACGCGCGCGCGAAAAGTGGTCTTCACAATCGTCCTTTCGGAGTAGCGGGCAGTCGCGGAGAGCGCGCCCAACGGTTCTAATATGTTCCCTTTAGGAACAAAAGTCAAGCGTCACACCAAAGCCAGCCGCCCTCGAGCGGCTTTTTCTTTTCCGGGGAGCCAATGAGCGAGATCGAGGTGATCAATGAACGCTTGCAGCGCGGCGATGAGCGTTTCGCCGAAGTAGCGGAGGCCCTTTCATCTATCACGACTCATCTGAAGCAGCAGGATGCGGCACTCGCACAGATGGGCGCCAAGCTGGACGCCGTCGTAAAGGGCACGGAAGACGTCGTGTCGATGTGGAGCGGTGGCGTTGCGGCTGTGAGGTTTTTTTGTCGCTGCGCCGAGGCGTGGACTTTCATTCTGAAGAAGGTGCTGTTCCCGGTGGGCACGTTCGTCGTGATCGTGCTGTTTCTGATCGCGATCATTTCGTACCGCGAGCACGGGCAGTTCCCCTCGTGGTTGGCCGATGCCCTCAAGCTCGTCTTGGCGGTTCTATGAACCTCACGCCTCAAATCGTCGCGGCCGGTACCGGCGCGACGCCGTCGCGCGCTTCTCTCTTCGCGCCATTCATGCAGGCCGCGTGCGACCACTACCAGATCGTCGAGCCGCTCGACGTCGCGGCGTTCCTGGCGCAGACCGGGCACGAGTCGGGGCGCCTCGTCTTCACGAAAGAACTGTGGGGCCCGACGATCGCGCAGCGCGCATATGAGCCGCCGTCGACGAAGGCGACCGAACTCGGTAACACGCAGGTCGGCGATGGACAGCGCTTCTGCGGCCGTGGCCTGATCCAGATCACCGGGCGTGCGAACTACGCGCTTGCGGCCGTCGCGCTGGATCTGGATCTCCTGAACCATCCCGAGCTGCTCGAGCAGCCGGAGCATGCCGCGATGTCGGCCGCTTGGTTCTGGTGGAACAAAAAGCTCACGCCGCTGGCGTTGGCCGGCGATTTCGTCACGCTCACGCGCTGCATCAACGGCGGTACGAACGGGCTCGTCGATCGGCAGACGTTGTACGCCGCGGCGAAGAAAGCACTCGGCATCGCCACGTAGCCGTCGTTCTCCCAATTCCGCAACCTGCCGCCTTCGGGCGGCTTTTTCATTTCAAAGACCGCGGCTAGGCAGGCCAGCCGAAAGCGTGCTTCCCGGGCGCGTTGCCGTGGTCCCTCATCACCGGGATCTGCGGGAGATTCCCATGCAAGACTTTCCGTTCCCTCTCGTCGTTCCGCTCGAAGGCGAGCCGCGCGCGTCGACCGAAATCATCGCCCGAGGCGTCGATCAGCAGCACGCCAGTGTCATCAAGCTGATTCGTCGCCACGAAAGGCGTTTCGAGCGCTTCGGCAAAATCAGATTCGAAATCCGATTAAACCGCCGCGGCAAACCGACCGAGTATGCGATGTTGAACGAGCAGCAAGCGACGCTGCTGCTGGCGTTCATGAGCAATTCAGAAAAGGTGATGGACTTTAAAGAGGAGATCGTCGCCGAATTCTTCCGCATGCGCGACGAACTCGGCCGGCGCGAGCAATCGCTCTGGCATCAGATGCAAGCGTTGATCGCACGCGAGGTCGAATCGAAGGTCCGCGCGTCATTCGGCTCGCACCTGATGCTTGAGCGAAAGCGCGAGATACCCACGCTAGATGCTGAGCGCAACCTACTCGAGCGGCAGATTCAACCCTCCCTCCTCACTCATTGAACCCGGCTCCGGCCGGGTTTTTCATTTCTGGATCCGATCATGACCCGATGCAGCCATGACGTGCCGCTCGAGCACAAGTGCGACCAATGCACGGCCGAAGGGCTTGCTGCCGCACAGACGCACGAAACGCATCGCACGCTATCCGAAGATGTCTTCTACCCGGGCCACGAGCCGCGCACTGAATCGGCGATCTTCCGCGCCAGCAAGCGCGAAATGAAGGCCGAGGGCGGCTACGTTTGCGCGGTATGCGGCGACGATGAAAAGGTCGAATCGCATCACCGATTCTTCGAATGGGCCTACAGCTATGCGATCGCATTCGGCTGGATCCGCGACGTCGCGCTCAACAAGACCGACGTCATGTTCTCGCACAAGCTGCAGCGCACCGTGCCGATTCCGAAGAAGCATCCCGTGTGGGACCTGATCCGACTCACGCAGGGTTTCGATTGGGAAGCATTCGATCCAGCGAAGCCCGAAACCTTCGTCGATTCGGTCTACAACCAACTCCCTCTCTGCGAGCTGCATCACCGCGGTAAAGGCCACGGCCGACACGAAGAGAGCGATCCCGTGTGGAACGTTCAAGCGTTCCTCATCCCCGGCTTCGTCTATTCACCGGACGAGCTCAAAGCACTTCATCAGGAGCACGCATGAACAAACTTTCCCCCGCCCAAACGGGCGCAGCCGGCGCGGTAACGGCTGCCGTGCTGTCTGTCCTCGCGGCGATCGTCAAGCATTACCACATCGATCTCGATGGCGATGCCCAAGTTTCGATTGCTGTCGGCATCGTATCGGGCGCGCACTGGTTGGCGCAAACGTTCATGGCGAAGAAACCGGCTGGCGTCTCGTCGAGTATCACCGTCAGCGTGCCGACGACGCCAGCGCAATGATCCGCCTCGCGCTCGCTTGCGCCGCGGCTTTGGCTCTGTCGGCCTGCGCGGGAAGCGCAACGTTCTCCGTCCGCCCGTTTCGCGAACCGACTAGCGGCCAGATGGAATGTTGCGAGTTTTCCGCGATGGATTGGCGCGACATCGGCTCGCTGAACATCGATGCCACGAAATCCGCTGACGGCTCGATTGTCGTCCATTACCAAGCGACAGCCATTGGCGCGACGGCCCCGCTCACTGCCCAGGGCGCAACCGTTTCTAGCGTCGCCACCGCAGTCTCAAACGCCGCAGCCGCGGCAATCAAAGTCACTCCGTAAGGAATCAATCATGAAACGCAATCTCATGCTGCTCGCGGCAGGTGTCGCCGCGTCCATGCTTTTCACTGGCTGTGCCTCGACTGGCGCGGCAAACCAAACACCCGCTCAACTGCTCGCCGAGATCCATTCGCAAGTCAGCATAGCCTGTACGGCCGCCGGCCCGTCGCTTACGTCGATCAAATCGCTCGAGCCCGGGCTTACGCCCGATCAAGCCGCTGTCGTCGATCAGGTCTACACCTACACGACCGCCTTCTGTGCGGCCCATGAGACGGTCAGCGTCGCCAGTATCACGGCATTTGCCAATACGGCGATTCCGGCTGGCTTGAAGCTCGTCAACGGTTCGTCGATGTCGCAGGACGACAAGACGCTGATTGCCATCGGCGCGATTGCTCTTCAGACGGCGCTCAATACCGCCGTGGCGCAGTACAACGCCGCACAACCGGCGATGCCAGCTTCGGCTGTGCCGGCGGCATAATGAACGCCCGCGACTTCGCTCTGCTCGCGCAAGAGGCCTATACCGCAGCCCCCGACATCGGCAAAGCGGATAGCGCCTCGCGCGCGATCGTGCGGCAAACGGCGGCGGGGCTCGTCGTTGCCTTCCGCGGTTCCGACAATGAGCCTAGTTGGGAAGCCGATTTCGACATCGAAACGGTCGACGTCGTTGGCGCCGGGAAATTTCACGCGGGCTTTTGGAATGCGTGGAAGGCGATTTCGGTCGACGTGCTGGCCGCGATCAATGGACGGCCGGTAACGCTAGTCGGTCACAGCTTGGGCGCTGCTCTGGCGGTCGCTGCCGCACTCGACATGACGATCTCAGGCAACCCGCCTTCCGTCGTGTACGGCTTCGAACCGCCCAGGGTGAGCCCGGATATGAGCGCGCGCGTGGCGCTGGCGCGGGTGGACGTGCGCCTCTTCAGGAACGGGCTCGACATCGTCCCCACGGTTCCGCTCGATTGGCGGCATGCGGCCATGCTGATCCGCATCGGTAAGCCGGCGCTGCCCATCGTCAACACGATCGATCATGAGATCGGGCGAGTTATTGCGGCGTTGGAGACGGTGGAGGCGATGCCAGCGGTGTAAGGTCTTCCCCGAAGTTTTCACCGAACAACCGCGCGATGAGACGTTGCCGATAATCATGATCCGCCTCGGCGCGATCGCGGCGTGGCAACTTCACGTATCTCATCGAGCCGATAGCATCGAGTCCAACGCCGGCCTCGTATAAGACCGCTTCTCGCGGATCAATAAATCGTAAGTTCATTCCGCCTCCCGCGCTTGAGCGCGCATTAATCAGACTTTGGCATCATCGTTCTCGTCATCGAACAGCGACAACATGTCTGCGTTGTCCGGCATGACCGTTACCCTCCCATCATCATCGACGCTAACCAGGCGATGCTGCTCTGAGGGCCACCTTTTCCGGTATCCAGCTAGAACGCCCCACGCAGCCGGGAGGTCGCCAGCCCGGGTTGCGTGAACCCAGCCTATTCCGGCGTCGTATGTTTGCACCTTGATCACCACGCCTCCCTAGCCAACCGCTTCCGGTTGCGCGTCAAATCCTTCGCTGGATATAGCCGCCCAGCGCGGCCGATCCGTCCGAGTTCAAAGACACATGAGTTGACACGAAATCTCCGGCTCCATGGGGAGGCTTCGAATACCACTCGGCGATTCTGTCTGCGCCATCCTCATCGCATAGCGGACAAGCCCCGCTCTCGTCGTCGCGCAAGCATCCTCCGTTTGGCATCTGACAATCGTCCATCATCCCTCCTCTTGCCGTCATTCGGCGCGCGTCAATCCATCCAGTTTGGGCAAAGCTCGGCGGCCCAATCCCAGCACGCGGCCATGATGGCACCGAAACGTTGAATATCGGCCTTGCCGCAACCGTGCAACATGCAACGGTCTTGCTCATCGAAGCGCCAATTGCTGCAGCCATCCCACTTAACGTGGCCGCTTAGATAGACCTCGGCATTGTTCAGAGTATCCACTATGTCGGGGCTCACGTGTGCTCCAGCCCTCTGCCATACCGGACGGTCATAGATGCCCTTTGTCTCGCCTTCCTCAAAACCCACGATGTCGTATATCTTGAACTCGACTCGATAATCATGGGCTTCTGCGACCACAGTAAAATCCAGATCGTTGAAGTGCTTGATATGACTGGCGATGATGCTATCGCTCGCAACTGCGTTATTCACCTTTCCCTCCGTGCAGCCGTCCGGCGCGCGTCAATCACACGACCGCAAGCTCGAGATGCTTCCCCAGCGCCTCCAGCGCCTCGGCGATCGTGTCGATCTTGGTCGCATGTTCAATATCCACGATCCGATTTACGACTTGCGGACTCGTCCCAAGTCGCCGCGCAAGTTCGGCCGGCGTAACCTTCTGGCCTAGCATCGTGTTGAGAAGCAGAATTTTCGCCGATACGCTCGCAGGCAACGCGACCAATTCCTCCCCCTTCTGAGCTTTCGACGGAGCCGGTACCGGCCGTTTATCGGTAAAGTAGAAATCCATAGCCTCAAACAAGGCATCCGCCGCCATCGCGCGGGCCTCTTCCATCGTCTCGCCAGACGTCAAAGCCTCGGGGATGTCCCGAAACGATACGCAAAACCCATTGCCATCTGGTTCGAACAAAGCCGGATAACGCAACATATCGCACTCCATGTTTGAGAAACGGTGCGGAGAAAGCCCCTTGCGGGGCTCCCTCTCACTTCAGACCGAGTTGCTTCAAAATCTTGGCTCTTCGGATTTGATGGTTGAAAGTGGCATCGCATCGCATGTTCAAAATTCGGATTTGTTGGTGGAAATGCGCTCCCAAGCCAGGACGCGATATGGCCGGCTACTGACAGCCTCGTAAGCGACCCACTCAGCCCCGCAGTGCTTGCAGCGCCTGTGTCCGGGGCCAACGATGGAGTTCGACGGACTTGCGTTGTTTAGCCCATGGCCACCCCACTCGGGGCCGTGAACCCCGAGGCGGCAGAGAAGCTTCCTGAACATCTTCATTGGCTCAACCCCTCCAACTTCTTCAGCACCCAGTGCGCCTTTTCGGCCAGCGGCTGGTCCTGCTTGAGCATCGCCATGAGGAGTATGGTGCGTGCCTGTTCGGCGGTTGAAACGGTGAATCCTGCGAGTGTGTACATGGCGCGCTCCTAGCTGGTTGGTGTAGTTATTGTGATTCACAAACTACCCGAACGCAAGAAGTTTTTGTGATTCGTTTTCTGCGGTACAATCCGGGGCATGGAAACCAAACCCAAACATCCCGGCGGTCGCCCGAAGCTCCCTGACGACCAGAAACTTGTCCAACGCTCGATACGGCTATCGGCTGAGCAGTGGGCTAAGATTGACCTGTACGGTCTGGAGTGGCTGAGACAACTCATCCAGCGCGCTAAACCACCCCGCAACCCTACCGCGCCTACTGACGAATGACTGACATCCTTGACCTTCCGGGATGGTCGGTTATCGGCACACGGCTCGACGGGAACGAATATGAACTGGAAGTCGAGTGTTCTGCCGAGCCAGAGGCCTGCCATCGTTGCGGCGTCATCGGTCGCCTGTACCGACATGGGGCGCATCCGACCACGTACAGAGACAGCCCTATTCGCGGGCATACAGTCCGACTGCTGGTTAAGGTGCGACGATACAAGTGCCGGGACTGTGGCGAGACATTCCGGCAGAAGTTGAACGGAATCCGCGACGACCGCCATATGACGGACAGGTGCGTCGATTTCATCCAGAAGCAATGCCTGCTTCAGACGTTCGTCAACATTGCCGATACAGTCGGCTGCGACGAGAAGACTGTTCGCACCCTGGCTGCCGAGCACATTGCCCATGTGGATGGCGGCTACCTGCCCGCGCTTCCAGAGTGGCTTGGCATCGACGAGACGCAAATCCACGGGAAACTGCGCCTCGTTCTCACGGACGTCGGTCGCCGCAAGCCTATCGAGATGCTGGCCGAACGAGACAAGGGAACGCTGGCCGGTTGGCTGAATCGGTACAAAGACCGCAGCATGGTCAAGGGCGTGGCCATCGACATGTGGAAGCCATATCGCGATACCTGCCGCCTGATGCTGCCCGGCGTTCCGGTCGTTGTTGACAAGTTCCACATCGTCCGCACGGCCAACTACTGTATGGAGCGCGTCCGCATCCGGCTGCAGAAGGCCAAGAAGGCGGGCGTGCGCCGCGACTGGCTTCAATCCAAGCACATCCTCAACATGCGAGCAGCGAGCCTGACGGAGAAACAGCGATTCAACAGAGATATGTGGCTGGACAACGAGCCTGAACTGGCTGATGCCTACCGGCTGAAGGAAGCCTTCTACGCCATCTACGACCTGCCGAAGCACGATGCTATCGTCGCCTATGATGCTTACGCCGGCACGGTGCCGCCCAGCCTGAAAGCCGACTTTAAAGTCCTGCTGACCAGCATGAAGAACTGGCGAACCGAGATACTGGCCTACTTCGACCACCCCATCACGAACGCCTACACCGAAGCCCTCAATGGCGTCGCCAAGGCCGTCAACCGGGCAGGACGGGGCTACAGCTTCGATGTGCTGCGCGCCCGCATCCTGTTCCGCACACCAGGACGGAAGGCTCCCCCGGGAAGCCGTTACTACCCGGTTGTCCCGCACAACGGTCCGGGTTCGGCAGCGCCTAGCATGGTGGTCAAGTGCATGAGCTGCGGCGGCATGTACGACAAGCGCATTGTCGCGCCGGGTCATTTGCTGCCCATTGCGGGTCGCGAGCGTATCCGGAATTTCGCGATGCTTTGCCGCCCATGCAACAGACGTTTCCACACGGAGTGAGGTGAAGGCGTTCATCTACTTTCCACCATTAGTTCCGAAGGGCCAAAATCTTCTGCCTTAGACCTTCCCCGATTTCGTGGCCGGGATGCCTTGGCAGGGTGGTTTGTTTGTCGTTCAGGAAGACTTTCGCGTGCCTCGTTCCTTCTTTGAAAGTCGCGCCCTGATCGGCTAACCACCTCTTGAACTCACTCTGTTTCACCGCCCCTCCGTGTTGTTGAACATGGAGGAATTATAAACGTTTTTGCGTATGTGTCAACACTTTTGTTTATTCAGATCGTCGGCACGGAAAGGCTCATCGTCTGCCCCGATCGCCCTTACCCAAAACACGCAGCCTTGGCGCTTATTCGCTTGCACCTGAAGACGATCGTACAGGCAATAGCAAGCGTCCGTGGTTCCCGGAACATCGCCAGCCCAATGCTCGCAGCCGCGACACGGCCGCGCTGTTCCGTAAGGATTGTTGAGGTTGTGGGACATGGCGATACCTGTATGGGCGTACAGTCTATCGCGGTTTGGCGGGAATCGCGCCCGCCACCCTGTCTACGCCGCGATTTTGGGTTGTCGCTCCAAGTGTTTCCAAAGTTTGCCGGCACGAATTTTCTTCACCGTATCCCGACTCACGTTGTAGACCATTGCAAGGTACGCATGAGTATGAGGCGATGCGATGATTTCCTTTGCTTGCTGCTCGGTTAGTTTGGCTCGCCCATTTCTCTGTCCCTTGGCGCTACGGTCTCGCGCGACTCGATCAGCTACATTATCGGCGTGTGAGCCGGTTATCAAATGCCGAGGATTGCAACACGGAGGGTTGTCGCATGTGTGGCGCACGACGACATCATCCGGCAAAGGTCCGTATAGCGCCTGATAGACCATGCGGTGTGCGGGAAAGCCATCGTATTGCCCATGCCCATCTTTGTGGATTGCGCCGACCCACGGCCAGCATTCGCTTCGGCCCGATGGACGTATGTTCGACATTAGTTCGAACAGGACGAGCGGATGAGGAAGGGTAAAATTGGTGTCAGCCATCTGCCGAATCTCCGAACGGTTCGGTGGAGTTGGTCAGGGTGAGCTAGCGTTCCTGCGCCAGTCCACCCGCCTTCGTTCGGTTTCGGCCCTACGAAAAAACTACGAACCGGCTGCGCGTCGCATTGCTGCTGTTGGTTTCGGTTTCCGGTCCCGGGCACCATCGGATGATCCGGCGTCTGCCGATGTATTCTGAGCAACCCCGTTAGATCACGAGATCAAGGTTTTGCCGGGTTTACATCGGGGCGTTCGCCGCGGCCTCGCCAGACGATACATGTGTGCAGCAAGCCGCTGCACACATGCCGTGGTTCGACGCATGCGGATCGCCCGACACCCTACTGGACGTTCTTCGCGATGAAATACGACGCCCCCACGAGGAGCGCGCACGATCCGATGATGCGCCAAGTCAACGCATGCAATGATTTCTCGATGGCCGCGAAGGATCGCTCGATACCCGCGAACGATCGCTCGATACCCGCGAACGATCGCTCGACGCCTGCAAAAGATTTCTCGATTTCCGCAACCGCCGCATTGAGATCGGCTTTCGTCGCGACGGAGTCAAGGCGCGTTTCAATCCTCGCAAGGCGGTCGCGCGTTTCGAGGTTAGCGGCTTCAAGTGCTGAGATTCTGGCTTCCATGCCGCGATGATCGCCGCCACCCCCTCCGGTGTCAACCGGGATGCTCTGCAGCGCGCGCTCTTGCGTCCAGAGATGCTCCATCAGGCTGTAATCGGCATTAGCCATGGGGTGTCACGTGCTTGATGACTGCGCTTGTTTTCTCGAGCACGGCGTCGAATGAATCCAATGCCAACGCGAGCGTTTCGCTGACCTCGACGACGTCTTCCTCGGACGCGCTTTTCGCAACGATCGTCATCAATATTGAGACAGCCTTTAACGTTAAATGCTGCGTTCCAGTCAACGCGAAAATGGCGCGCGCGATGTCTTCATCCATTGCAACTCCCCGCTTTCTACGTGTCGTGGGGAATTATGTCCCTTCCTCCAGGTAGGGCAGTACTCCGCCAAACGGCCAATATAGACTGTCGCGTGTGCGCGCAAGCTTCGCTATTCGTCTCGCATAGTCTCGTTGAGCCGTTCGCTGCCAGTGTCGAGACCCACGCGCTACCGCAGCGCTCGCGGCGCAGGAAAGCTCGTGGGGCCGCTGCGCGCCTGGTAGCGGCGACGCACCCGATAGATGGGATCCTCGTTCGATGCGTCTTCGAGGCGCCCGATGTATCGGCCCACCACGCCGATGCCGATCAGTGCCATGCCGCCGACGAAGAGCATGCTTGAGATCACCGATGCGTAGCTCGGCGCGGGATGGCCATACACGATCGTGCGCCCGACGATGAAGCCGCCATACAGAACGGCCAACGCCGCGATCGTCAGGCCGACGCAGG